CTTAACATCAGCTTTCCTCCTGTCTGTACACCTCGGCAGAATCGAGAAAAACTGCCGAGGTGTATGGTCTCAGTCTTTCTTATAGTATGGGGTCTCATATCCATCCGCTCTCAGCGGAAGGCCCGGGGCCCATGAGATCGGGGCACCCATGATGGCGCAGACATCTTCCACAGTTCTGCCGCCAATCGGTTCGGTGATGATGACCTCGTCGTGGACGTGGGCTCGGATGTCGAAGCCGGCAGCGGACAGGGCCAGCATGCTTTCCTTCAAGCAGTCCCGCGCTGTGGCCTGGGTCAGGTTCTCCACGAGCTTCCCACCCCAGGTCTCCAGGCGTGTCCACTTCCGAGTCTTCTGATCGGTACCCATGTAGGTCAGACTCTTGTACCCCTTCCTGTTCTCGGAGTACTCGGCGCCCCAATAGGCGATCCGCCGGCCGGAGGGGAGGTTCATCCAGAGGACGCCGTCCTCGTAGTCGAACCGGATGTGGCCAACCGTGGAGATCGTGGGTACCTTCTTGACGACGCAGCGGATCGCAGCTTTCTCCAGGTCCTTCCACATCGCTACGACGTGGGGCGATGCGGATCTCCAGAGGTCCACAGTCTCCGCCATGTCCTCCTCGGACATACCCATCTTGTCCGCCCCGAACGCCAGCAGAGCACCGACGCCGCCGCCATAGCCGAGGGCCAGCTCAGCGACTTTGCCCTTCTGTCTCAGGTGTCCGTTCTCCCCGTGCTTCACGACGGGGACCTTGAACATCTGAGAGGCCGAGGCGCAGTAGATGTCGCCGCCGTTTGTGAAGACATCCAGCCGCCACTGTTCACCGGCGAGCCAGGCCAGGACCCTCGCCTCGATCGCCGAGTAGTCAGCCACGATGAAGCGGTGTCCTTCCTCGGGGATCAGCGCTGTGCGGATCAGCTCGGACAAGGTGGACTGCACGTTGGGGTACAGCAGCTCCAGTGTCTCGCCGTCTCCGTCGCTCACGATCTGCCGGGCCAGGTCGAGGTCGGGCATGTTGTTCTTCGCCAGGTTCTGCAACTGCAGACGACGCCCGGCCCAACGCCCGGTTCGGCCTGCCCCATAGAATTGGAATGTACCTTTGACATGCTGATCGGCGCAGACGCCTCTGACGATAGCCTCGTACTTCTTCACCGAGCTCTTTGAAAACTCGCTTCTCAGGGCCATGAATCTCTTTGAATTGTGCTCGGATAGGTTAGCCACCACGTCAGCGATCACCTTTTTGTTCAGGCTGCTGACTGTGATTCCTTCCTGCTCCTCAAGCCAAGCCTTGACCTGGGCGGTGGAGTTGGGATTCTCCAACCCACTGATCTCCACCGCCTCCTCGATCAACTTAGCTTTGTATTCGCCCCCTATCCGGATGGCGTTCTCCGCCAAATTTATGTCCACCCGAATACCCAGATCATTGATGCGCTGATCGAGACACCACAACGACTGCTCAGAACGAATGGGCCGCCAACGCAACAGCCTCTTGCAGATCGTCATCTCTGTCTCCACGTCGCGCTGGTTGTACTGCTTATACAGCGCCCAGTTCTCCGGGTCATCCTCGGGTAAGATCCTGGTCTTCTCTCCATTCTTCTTTGTCGGCTTACAGGGGATGGAAAACTCCCGTATCAACTGCTTGCCGACCTTCATCTTCGCCTGGTCCTCGGACAGGCCGAGAGCCGCGCCGGCAGCTTCGAGTGTGGCCGGGAGCCCGCAGCTCGCAGCGAGGATCATCGGGTCGAACCACTGCTCGGGCGGACAATACCTACCAAAGTACTTCCCGATCGTGGTGCGCTCGAAGTTCGCGTTCCAGGCATGCTTCTCGACAGCGGGGTCCCAGATTGCGTCGTACACTTCCTCCGGCAATTCCTCCCCGGCGGCGAAGTCTACAACCTGCACAGGGTCATCATCAAAGGCATAGCCAAAGAGGAGGATCTCAAAATCCGAGGCTTCTGAATAACGATACACCCCACAGTCCGGGAGACTGACCGAGCTGAAGGTCTCCACGTCACAGGACAAAGTACGAGTCACAGAAGCACACACGACTTATACCTCCCAACTTTTATTGCGGATACTGTAGAAGGTGATACCGAAAACAGCCTCGCTATCTCAACCCCAGACAACCCAGTTCTAAGAAGCTCTTTGATCTCCCGCATGTCTTCAAGAGTCAGCTTCCTCCAACGCCCACCGACACGATAAACGTCCAGTATGTTTTCTGTCCGCGTGTCGTACCTCAGGTTATCAACACAGTTGTTAGTTGGGTCGCCGTCTATATGACAGATATCCATCCCTTCCGGCCTGGGCCCGAGAAAGGCACGGGCAACGAGATCATGAACTTGACTTCCGTGGGCCCCGTGCCCGAGGACTACACTTAAATGCCCGCTGTTGGTCCGACCTGGTCTAAGTACGCGCCCCTTTACTAAGCGCTTCGCTTCGAGCCCGTGCGGGCAAACCCGAACCATCCGATCCATACTTCTCACCCGGCCGAGGGAGCTCACTTGATAAGCTCCCTCATACCCAGGGATGTCGCGCCAGATCTCGGCCGGCATTACTCGAGGTCCTCGAAGTCCTCGTCAGCGCTGCGGCCACCGGCCAGACGCTCGCCGTCTTCCAGCTTGATCACGTTGTTCAGACCAACGCCGACGCCGACATTGCCGTTGCTGTTATAGGGGAACATGTTGACGGTGACCGCGCCGTAGCAGCCGGCGTAGAACTCGCTGGAGTCCATCGCCTCGGAGATGACACCGGCCTCACGCACTCTCACGCCGGGCGCGTTCTTGCTGCTGCAGTTGAAGAACCAGCAGTCCTTGAAGGCGGGATCATCCTCGCGGTCCACGTCGCCGTCACGCAGCGGGGACTTGACCTTGGCCGGGATCTTACCGTTCCACTTCTCGGTCTTGCCCTTCAGCTTGGCCGCCTCATAGGCTTCGTTGAACAAGGCCACCGTGTCCTTGTCGGCCTTGGGGATCAGGCAGCAGAGGCTGTACTTGTCGGGGTTGCCGTTCTCATCCTTGCGCTTCTCGAAGACATAGGGGAAGCTGAAACGGACCAGGCCCAGGCGGACGTTGGTGTCGGAATACTTCTTGTTGTAGTTGCTCATATGATTCTCTCCTTTTTAATCGGCCAGGTCTGCGAACTGCAGATCGGCGTTGTTATATTCAGGACGTTTATCGTCCTCGGGTACCAGTGTCAGGGCTCCCTCGCCCTGGGTTACATAGTCGGAAAGCAGCGCATCAAAGGCAGCTTTACCTATTGACTTCTCCATCTCGGAGGGGCTCATCAAAGTCTTGGGCTTGCAGTACTGGTCCTCGGTGAAGCCGGCGTGGGCCAGACGGTTGACCACCTCGTCCTCATCCCGGAAGTGACGGCCGGGTCTCTTGCCTCTGACCACCTTCCACCCCGGGTACACCGTGCCCTGGATGGCGCGGGATCTGGCATAGTCTCTGACATCCTTGAGCCATTGCTCTGCCGTGTCGGCGACTCGGAGGATCTCGGGGATCGCCTCGTCGGGGATGACGTCCGGCGAATCGAATCCATGGACGAACACTCCCATAGATTCGAGGGCTCGAGCCCGACAGATTCCTCGCGCATTGCAGAAGCGGCAGTGGTCGCCGGGTTTGAACTCGCCCTCTCCCCGCCATGCCTGCTCAGCGATGGGCTTGATCTCCTCACCCCAGGCCAGCAGCTCATCACGGTCCAGGGTTTCCTCCGTGATGGAGTAGAGCCTGGGCTGCACGATGGTGGTTCGGACCAGATCGAAACCGTAAAGTGCGCCGAACTCGTGGATCGCACCGAGGCCATAACACCGGGCCTGGGGATTGCCGACCGCATCGACCGGAACCCCTTTGCCATTTTTGTAATCGATGACTTCAAGCACAGCGTCTGAAACTATACAGGCGTCCGCTGTTCCGAAGCACCCGGGGACCCAGGGAGACAGATCGAGTTTCTGCTCGATCATCAGCTCCGCGTCCGCGCACCGCTTCTTTGCAGCGAAGTACTTTTCCATCACCACATCAACATAGGAGTTGGTATTGCGGTCCATCTCCTCGGTGATCTCGCCGAGCTGCTTGACCTCCTCCTTAAACAGGAAGTCATTGATCTCGCCATGCTCGCGCCGCAGCTTCAGCTCTGCCAGTCTGTGGGCCAGCGTACCTTCTGCAGCGTAGGGTGAGGCTCGGTCGCCCAGTCTCTCAGATAGTTTCTGATTCAACCGGGCAGACGGCGGGCAGGCGAGCCACTGCTTCGCCTTACTGGGCGAGAGCAACGCATGTATTCCTGGCGTCGCCAACACCTCCTTCATACCAGGCAAAGGACTTACGATCTCTCACATGACAGATGGTGGAGATGTTCACCCTGTAGTCTCTGGCAATGGCCGTAGCGGACTCCCCTCTCACGAGACGCCTGCGGATATCTTCAACGTCTTCGAGGGACAGCTTTCCGTTTGCCTGCTTCCCCCCGTAGTAATACGTGGAGTGAAGGTTTTCCGCCCGGGGTCCATAGGTCAGGTTCTCTACTCGGTTATCCGAACGATCGCCGTTGAGGTGCATCACGTCCGCTCCGTCAGGACGCTCCCCAAGGAACGCCTCGGCGACAAGCGAATGTACTGTGCGGTGCTTCCTTCTCCCATCGACGCAGACATAGACTTCCAGGTATCGGTTCTTCATCCGCTGTGGCTTCAGGATCTTACCGTGGTGCAGTTCCTCTCTGCCATCCCTCCCGATAACCATTCGGTCCAGCGTTCTCACACGGCCCAGGCTCGACACCTGATAGCCTTTACACCCGGGTACATCTTTCCAGATCTCGGGCATCCTCTCAGCCTCCAAGATCCTTGAGAAGGTTCTTGATCACGACGGCGAACAGCAGGAACAGAAGGACGAAGCCGGCGATCAGCAGGATGCAGGCCAAGAAGGCCAACACGTGGAACAAGAACTGTACCATCAGAAGTCCTCCTCGGGGCAGGGCCCATAGCAGCAGTTATCGTTCACCGGGACGGGCTCGCCGACCTTCAACGTGTCGGTGCCATGCTTCATCCTGTACTCCATCTTGGCCATACGGTTCTCGAGCCGGTCCATGCGCTCGCCGATCCAGCGATCACGGTCGCGCTCCCACATCCGCTTCTCGATCTCGTCTTCCATCTGTCTCTTGGTATACAGTCCAAACATTTTCATTCCTCCAGTTTCTTCATCAGCTCGCCGTACTTCTCGGCGGGCAGGTCTGTCAGGTTGGTGGCGCCGAAGCTCTGGATCAGCTCTTTGATATCAACGCCGCGCTTCTTCGCGTCGCGCAGGGCAGCGCGGACGGTGACCAGGTCTACGACATCAGCCACCTCGGTCTCGGGTGCCGGCGCTCCAGTCGGACCAGGGGTAAGAAAGGATTCCTCCGGTTCGTCGGACGGCTCATCCTCCGCCTGGGTCATGTCGGCTACCTGCTGCATCAGCTCAGGGCTGGGGCGGAACTCTACCTTGATGATCTTCCCATCCTCGGACGGCTCGTCATAGTAGGCGTAGATGTCGCCCATCAGGGACTCGAGACTCTCGCTGATGTTGGCAAAACACTCGAGGCTGTGGAGCAGGGCGTGATACGCAGAGGTGGTGGGGTCGGTCTCCGGGATCTTGTTGATGATCCGGGTCAGTTCGTTTGCGGTAAAGGTTGTCATACTTCTTCCTCCTTGACGGTGATCCAGCCGTCGGACAGCTTGTCGCCGAGCTTCAGTTCTTCGTGGCCCTTGAACTTGCGGATGGCGAACCCTTCACTCGCGCCAGGCTCGGTGAAGTCTACGCCGGCACAGCCCATCACAAAGGGGTGGTCAACATATAGGCTGCTCCCAACCACCGGTTCCTCGCCTTTCTCGCCGTGTGAGCTGATCACCTTCACCACATCGCCGACACAGAGAGGCGCGTTAAACAGGTCCACCAGATCAGTCGGAGCGCCGAGGACGCCGCAGTGTTTGCCGACGCTGCTCTCCAGGTAGAGGCGCTTCGTCTTCTTGGGAGCGGGGCCGGCGACATGAAGACCATGGCCGCCGTACTCGCCGGGCTGCAGTTCTTTCCACGACCGGAGCCAGGTGATCTCCCATCCGGGCTCGACCTTGCCGGTCTTGGGGTCGCAGTCCATGCAGATGCCCATGATGAACTGTCCATCCGTCTTGGTCTCTACTACCCAGGTCGCGAACACATGGCTCCCGTATCGGACCCTGACCCGATCGCCGACATAGAGCGGCGTCTTGTTACAATCCCTGTAGCGTGTCGGGGTGCCGGGTGTGCCGTAGTCGTGATCCTGTTCGTCCACAATCTTCATGGCTGGGGGCTGTTCCTCGACATCGGCGTCAGCGGTGGGCACGGCGCTCATGACCTGCAGCACCTTATACGCCGCTTTGGTGGGGTTGGTTTTATACGCCCGGGCCAGGGCGATAATCGCGCCGGTCAAGGGATCGAACTCATCCTGGGCGTCGCACTTGGCGTGGCCCATACGGTTTCCGACTCGGCAGTACGTGTGGCCGCGACCTTGCATGATCTCGGCCGTCATGTCCACCGGGGTGATCTCGCCTGGGTGAATCCACCATCCGTGATTGTTTCGGCAGCGATTCGCACCAGAGTGCAGCAGAGGGTGGGACTCGACGAACTCCACCAGGAAGCTCTCATCCGGGTCATGGGGGTCGGGCTTGGTGATGACCTTCGCCAACCCCTGGACCGGCGCGGTCGGGTCCATCACATATCCGTAGTCGCCGGGTCGGGGTCCTCGTCTGGGATCGTAGGTTTTCTTGTTCATTTGGTTTCCTCCTTAAGATAGGCTCTCACCTTTTGTTTGAAAGGCCGAGCAGATAATCCGTCGTGCATTTGAACAGCTTGGACATTTTCACGAGAGCGCCTGACGGGAGGGCGCCTCGCTTCTCCCAGTTGTAGTATGTCCGGTACGATACACCCAGTGCTTCGGCCAGGCTCTCCTTAGACATCCCACTCCGTGCTCTTTCTGCCTCGATATTTGGGAAGCTCAATCTCTCACCTCCTCAGTGCAGCTTTCCTGTACCGTGGATAAGGATACCACAGCTTTGCCGTATCGTCAAGCCAAAAAATACAGGAACCCTGTACTGGTTTTTTGTGAAACTTGACAGGATTCCTGTAACATCTTGTTGACATTCTGCAGGATTCGTGTAATAATCTAATCAACTGGAGGTGATAATATGAAAACCAGGATACGTGAAGTCAGAGAAAAGGCGGGCAAGACCATGAAAGACGTGGCTAAAGAACTGGGAATTAAGTACACCACGTACATCTCCTATGATAACGGGACCTATGAGCCGAACTCCAACGTGCTGATCGCCATGGCAAAGTACTTTAATGTATCAACGGATTACCTCGTCGGCGCGTCCGATGACCCCAGGACCACCGCTCAGAAGCAGGCCGAGGAGACCGAGCTTGCCCAGTACCTTGAACTGCTGCGGACCAGACCGGAGATGCGGATACTGCTGGACACTGTTGCCGGCGCCACGAAGGAAGAGGTCGAGGCCAACGTACACTTCCTGGAAGCACTGAGAGGAAAGAAGGATTGACTGTCCGTTTAATTGGACACTGCCGCTGTTATACTGTAACCGAAATGTAACAGATAGGAGGGGCGGCCATGCGTGAACTGATTGAAGGCGTCGATTATTTCCTGCGGTTCGTTCGCTTCCCGAACCGGGCGAACCCTGGGGCAGTGATACCCAACGACGACGGAACCTACGATATCTATATCAACACCCAGTATTATCCAGACACGGCGTGGGTCAGAGCTGTCCTGATGCACGAGATCAGGCACATTATACTGGGGCATTTCGAGACGGTGAGCATGACCATCGCAGAGATCGAAAGGGAGGCCGGGTGACAACCGTGACAACCTGTGTTGAATATCACTCGTTAACCACCACCGGGTGACAACCTGTATTGAATATCACTCGTAGGTTGTCACCGAACTTTTTGACCATGTTTGCAGACCAAAGGGTGACAACCTCTTATTACCCTGAACAAGGTTGTCACCTTGTCACCCAAACCCTGAAAGCCTTGATATATCTATGTTTTTTGGGTGACAACCTTGGTCTGAAGGTTGTCACCCAGGTTGTCACCTTGTCACCCTAAAGTTGGTCAAAAAGTTATGGAAAATATTGGTGGGTGACAAGGTGACAACCTTGTGTCGGATAGTAAGAAGGGCTTGACAAGGTTGTCACCACGACCTAAGCTCTGGCCATAGGTGGTGGTTACATGGTCAGAGAGCGGACAGTCGAACAGCACCTGGTCCAGGGGTTGAAGAAGATCGGTGTCCCGTGTGTCAAGTTCCAGCCCGACCACATGAGAGGGATGCCCGATCGGATGATCCTTCTCCCGGACAGCCGAGTCATCTGGTGCGAGCTCAAGACGCGGGGCGGAGAGCTTGAGCCCATCCAGGTGGTCCGGCATCGGGAGCTACAGCAGGCCGGGCAGCGAGTAGTTGTGGTCTGGTCGATCGAACAGGCAGATGATTTAATAAGACAAATCAAGACCGGCGTATCGGATGAGTGATACGCCGGTCTTTTTTTATACCCTGGAGAAGCTGATCGTGAATTGATAGGCAGTGTCTCCGCTGATCAACTTGAGTAGCTGGGCCCCGAGGTCTGGCAGCGTGGCCACCATCGTGATCGATCCGGAGAGGACGGGAGGCGCGAGCACGATCTCTTCCTTCTCTTCCTGGGGTTCGGCCTCGGGTTCCGGGGCGGCGGGAGGTACGGGCTGATCAGGGACGGGGTCCGGGGCCTGTCCGTTGATGAACTCGGTCCAGGCCTCACTGGGATGCTTGGGTCTGCCGTTGAAGATCAGCTTTCCGGGGAGAGAGTTGAGGAGTTTGACCAAGGTGCCTTCGCTGCAGCCGAGCATGTCCCTCAGGTCGCAGCGCCTGGCTCCGTAGTTGTTGATCAGGTGGTCGAGGTACAGGAACTGCAGGTTCGGGTTGAGCTTCTTGAGCTCGGCATAGGTGATGGGGGTGTTGAGCTTAATAGATTCCACGGGGCTGTTCCTCCTTTTCAATTCTGCTTGTGTTAAATTATCTGACGGGAGGCGGCAGAGTTTGGATTTACTGCCTCCCTTCTTAGCGTAGGCGCCACGAGCGGCGCCCTTCTTCTCCCGGATATCCCAGACGAAGGTGTAGCGTTCGTTTGTCATGGCTGGTTCCCCCTCATACGGTGATGCAGGAGATGTAGTACTTGTCGTGATAGACCGTGCGGCAGATGTACACACCCTTGTCGTCGGTGTAGGAGATCATCGACCAGTTCTCGTGGATGCCTATGCCCAGGTCCTCGGCCCGGATGGTCTCCACCTCGCCGGTCTTGTTGTTCTGGATGAGTATGATCATGTCTTCCTCCTCTCAGCCCCAGAGCTCTTCGCCATCTGGGGTCTCGTATACCGGCAGCCACTCCCCACGGTAGAGGACGTCTCTGCCCGTGTCATGGACGAACCCCTGGTGCTTGAAACCGGCCTCATCCATCCACGTTGTGAACTTGTCGCAGCGGCTGCTTGATTCTCTATACACAGGGACCTTCATATCTATCGTTCCTCCTCTCAGTAGATCGTGGTCCATCGGGGGTACTCGATGCCCTCGGTGCGGCCGGCCTCGACGTGGAACAGGTGCGGGTGGTTCCACGGGTCGTCTCCGTACCACTTGGCCCGGGCGATCTCGATGGCTTCCTGTTTGTTGTGGGCGATCACGTCGATGATCTTGGGCCACTCGCAGCGGTTCCTCTTGACGATAGCACTGACTCTGTATGCGCGATTGAACAGCATGTTTATTTCTCCTCTCTTGATCAGCGGCGGGGCCGCTTGCTGTAATCCTGAAACTGTTTGTACACGAGCCGTTCGGTGGGCTCGATGCGGAGGTGGTGCTTTGCGGGGAGGACCCCGGGCTGCCTGGGCCAGAGCTCAAGCAGCCGGGTCTTGGCCTCGTCTTTATTGGCGGCGGGGATGTCGATCACGATGGTGGTCACGATGACCTTTGCCGGTCTCCGCAGCCGGGTCTCAAACATGCAGCGGTAGATCATCAGTCGTACCTGCTGCAGTGACCCTCAGTGCACTCCATCGTCAGGGCCTCGTCTTTGTAGCGGGAGATGAACCTCTCCATGCGTTTCTTCTCGTTGTACCACTGTCGGTACCATTCTCGACCGGGCTGGTTAGGATCGTGCGCGTCCAGCCAGTAGATGCTGTCCTCCTCGTTGTACAGGTCGAGGGTGTACTGCATCTCCGACACCATGTCCCGCAGGTTCCAGTTCTCGGTGTTCTCGGAGAGCCGGGTGCCGATGGTCAGGTGTTCACGGCACAGGTCCCACATGATGCCGTTGTACTTCTTCAGTGCTGCTTTGTTCATGATTCAAACCTCCTTCTCTTCATGCATGTATTCCCAGTGGGCCTTGACGCAATCAACCAATTCCGAGAACATGCTTTCGTTGTTGGCCTCCGCTTGATACTCGAGGTCCCTTGTCGCCTTCACGACAGCCTCAAAGCTTGCGTCCCCGGGGAGTGTGGTTGTGAGTTCTGTCTCATCGCTGAGGCCAGCGTCGATTGCGCAGTCTCGGATGCTGTCTATGATGTCGTCGGGGAGTTCTTCCTCTACGTGGCAGCCGGTGTGGAGCGCGTCATAGATCAGGTCGTCCCCGTCATAGAGGTCATCCATGTGGCAGGCCACGGCGATGTAGACGGTGTTGTTTTCTCTGGTGTAGGTGGCGTATCTGATCTCCTTCTTGCACCCGAACCATCCAGTCGTGAAGTCCTCACCGGAGGCGAGCGCCTCCTTAAGCTTGGCCTCGGACTCCGGGTAGAAATCCGTGAGCCCCCACTTGCTTGCGTACTCTCCGTGACTGATGTCGATTGTTTTCATGGTGTCCTCCTCTCAGATGTACCGGTCTATTTCCAGACCGTTGTCGTGCCAGTAGTTGACGCAGTCCTCGATGGTGTCAAACAGCAGGTAGTCGCTGGCCTCGTAGATGTCCCAGGCTTTGACGCAGTAGACGTGTCCGTCTCGGGATTTGTATGCGTAGTACATGTTCAATCCTTTCTCCCGGTCTATTGTCTGCCCGGCCGGGAGGGTCTGTTGTTTTAGATCAGGTCGGAGTAGAGGACCACGGCTCGCATGGTCTCGGTCACGGTGGCGTTGCTCGGCTGCAGCAGCCATGCAATCAGGCGGGCGATCATGCGGTCACCTCCTCAGTTGACGCAGAAGTCAGTCCCGAACTTGGCCTTGTGTGCGGCCATGTACTTCTCGAGGAATCGCTCCTCGGTGTCGGGCCGGTCGATTTCAAATGCTCCCTGCCGGTGCAGCGTCTCGCGGATGTCGTCGTCCATCAGTTCGACAGCGGTGCTGTAGAGACCGGCCTCGATGATTTCTCTTGCGGTCATGATGTGTACCTCCTCTCTGTCAGACTGTGGCGGGCTGAGCAGCGGTGCCGAGGATGAGATCGACAGCTTTCTCAGCTTTGCCTGCCGCCGTGATGAACATCATGGGGTCCTCTTTGATGTGGCTCGCCCAAGACTTGACGTAAGCTGCGGAGTTGCGGATGGTGTTGCCGGACTCGAGGCCAAGCTCGTTGAGGATGGTAGCTGCGGTGATCTCTGCCACCAGTTCCTCCCTGCTGTAGCTCTCGCTGCCGAATGCCGCGCAGGCCGCGCTGCCGGTAAAGCGATTGAGCCGGGAGCTATGGCCGGTGCTGTGGCCGAGCTCGTGGAACAGGGTGCTGTAGTACTCGGCCGGCTGCTGATACTGGGTGATGTTGGGTACCACTACCTTGTCCAGATACGGTGCGTAGTAGGCCTCGTTGCTGCTGCCCTTGCAGTCAAGCTGCAGGGTCTGGCAGCGGTCGAGATAGCCGGCGATGATGGCCTCGGCTGCGGTGTTGTAGTCGGCCTCGTCGAGCCCCTCGACAGGCTCGCTGTGGTACTGCGGGATGCGGAGGACCTCGGGCTCGGGGTGGTGCTTGGTCTCGATGCCCTCGCAGTCGGCCTCGACGTTAAACACGGTGTAGTACTTGAGCAGGGGAATCGTCTTGACCTTGGGCTTGCCGGTGTCGGGGTCGATGTCGTTGGGGTCCTCTTTGCGCAACATCTGCCAGTACAGGATGGTCCGCCCTTTGGCTCCCTTCTTGACCTTGCCACCCTCGCTCTGGCACTGCTTGAAGGTGACCCATTCGCCACGCTTGCCGCTCAGGTTGAGCAGCCAGATGTTGATGCCTTTATAGGCTTTGCCGGTCCTGCTCCAGTGGCGGACGGGGATGGTCACGTCAGTGTACCCGTCCAGAATCTGGACAGTTGCCCGAGACTCGTTGGTCCACGGCTGCACCCAAGGCAGGCGGCCGGTGTTGTTGATGATGCCGAGCATGCGATCGACAGTCTTCTGGGCGATCTCTTTGTTAGTCATTGCAATAACCTCCAGTCTTGATGTTGTGGTGTGTTAGGTCTCAATCAGATAGTCACAGTTGGGGTCGAGCTTGGTGCTGTGGGTGGTCTCTCTACCATCCTCCCATAGGACGGTGACGGTGGTGCCCCAGATGGGCACGTCGTGGTGGATGGCCTCCACCCGGTAGGTCTGGTGCCAGTACCCGGACAGGTACGTGCGGCCGAGCTCATGCTCAGCGCCGGCCGGCAGCGGGGTCAGCCGGGCACCGGGCATGCGGCGCTCGATGCGCTGCAGGTCGTAGGGATTGACGGGTCTCGCCATGGTATGGTCCTCCTCTCAGTGGTCCCACTCGGGGAAGCTGCCGCTGTAGACGATCTCGCCGGTGATGTCCGAGGCAAACTCGATCACCATACCGGGCTGCCACCCGGTGTAGTGGCAGGGCTCTCCGTCAAAGACGATCTCGCTGACCTGCTCGTCGCTGCAGTCGGCAAAGGCGATGCGCTCGGCCACCTTGCGGAAAAACAGGTTGCGGTACTGGTCGCCGGTGAGCTCGGCCGGCCGGCCGATCGTGACGGTCAGCCACTGACAGTCCGAGTCACAGGTCTCGACCACGATGTAGGAAGCATGGCTGCGGCGCTGCTGCTCATGGGCGAATCGCTCCGGATGGAGGACGCGCTCGACAGCGTCGGACACGTCGGGGTCGTCAAAGACCACGTACTCGAGCCACTCGCGGACCTCGGGCCAATTGGCGAAGACGATGTCCTGCAGGTTGTCGTCGGTGAAGCGGAGGAGCTCACCGTCGCGATCGGTTCCCAGGTACCCATAACCGGCGGCCCGCATAGCGCGGCAGAGGAGCTCGGTCTCCTGGTAGTCATAGTCGAGGTTCTGGTCGGCGCGGTCGCCGGCGGAGAGGGCAGCGTCGAGCACGTCCTCCAGGTCGCCGTCGAGTTCGTCCTCGTTCCACTCGTCCTCGTCTTCGATGACGCGCAGCACACCGTCCTCGTCGCGGGCCATGGCGGGGTGGTCCTCGTAGGGGTCGAAGTCAATACCGTTGGCGTAGGGGTCGAAGCCGTCGTTGATGGCCTCGGTGATGGAGGCGTAGAGACGGTCGTTCTCGCGGTCGTAGCAGCGGCGGATCGTGTTGAGCGCTTCACCCTCATCCAGGCGGCGCTCGATCTCCAGGACGAGGTCCATGTCCTGGACAGTGCTGCTGCTCAGCTCGTCAGCCAGGGCGACAGCGACGGCGTACTGGCTGCCGTTGCAGTAGGCGAGGGCCACGGCCAGCGAGTCGACGTCCTCATATTCGGGGTAGCTGTTGCCGAGACCGAAGTCGCGGATGTCCTGGGCGATGTAGATGTTGTAGTTGCCGACCTGGCAGTTGTAGTTGTCGGCGTCGCGCTGCGTGGTGGCCTGGTAGACGACGTAGCCGTTGGCCTGTTTGACTTTCTTCATGGTGTAACCTCCTCAAAAACTCGGCCGGTGGCCGGTGCAGGTTTCCTGTACTGTGGCCATAATAACACTGCATTCCTGCGTTGTCAAGAAAAATTTTTCAGGAAAGCTGTATTTTTTTCCGGGCCCCTTTGGTAAACATGTCATTGAATGGCAGTAGTTCGGTGACGTACTATTAAAATGCGAAAAGCCGATTGGAGGAAAAGCGATGGCTGCCACGAAACGGGACACAAGCTCCGCAAAAACTCCCGCCAAGACGGGGGAAAAAGAAACTCCCACCTCGAAGGTAGGAATTTACCAGATCACCTCTTCGGCTGCAGCAGCGGCCGAGCAGATCGCTGCCGAGCTCCATCTCCCGGCCGCCGCTGTCGTGGACCTGGCCGTCCGAGAGTGGATGCGATCCTGGATCGACGGGCAGCACGACGAGGTCTAATGTGGCAGCGACGTTGCACACCCTGCCCGGCCCGATCGCCGCAGCCCTACAGCCGCAGCACCTGCAGCGCAGCAGGGCACCCTGTCAAGATGACAAGGTCGCCCGCCGGCCCGGGGGATTTCCGGTCCGCCGCTGCGGCGAGGGCCCGGAAATTTTTGACAGCCGAAGCGACCCCCCTCCCCCCCCCTCGCGTTATTATAATAGTAGGGGGTGGTGTCGCCCTTTTGGGGGTACGGGGGTAAACGATACACCTATATATAAATAATTTTGAAGCAAACCAAATGACCTTAAAAACCTGAGGAGTGATAATAATATGACCATTGAAGAGCGAAACGCAATGCTCTGTGCTCGCCTCGGGCAGAACAGCCTCCCTCGGGAGGAATACATTGAGAACTGCAAACGCGGTGCCCAGAAGAGCATTGAGGTCCGCCGCAAGAAAAAGGCCATGCGGGAGATCGCCCGTGCCATTCTCGACATGTCCCTGAAGGACACCGACGAGATCCGCGAAGAGCTGAAGTCCCGCGGCATCGACCAGACCGAAGCCGCCGCAGTCCTGCTGGCCCAGCTGACCCGAGCCCGCGCAGGAGACACTGAAGCAGCTCGCTTCCTTCGCGACACGTCCGGCCAGAAACCCGTGGACAACGTCGCGATCGGCAACCTTGACGATAAGCCCTTCTCCACCCTGGACCTGAGCTCCCTCACCGATGAGCAGCTTAAGGAGATGGTGGCGGACAGTCACGAGGAATCCGAAGAGAGCTGACCCCCATCGCCCTTTTGGGGGTACGGGGGCCTCGTGTGAATTCTGTCTGGCCCCCAAATGATATCCCTAAAAAGGTGGTTAACATAACAGATGGATGAGCAGGAGTTCACCCCGGAAGAGAAAAGAGAAAAGCTATTCGCCGAGCTGGCTCGAAGAGAGCTGGCCCGGCGTTTTTATTCCGAGTATCTGGTGTATGTGCAGGGAGCTTCGTGGAAAAGAACACGGATGTCCGAGTACATCGCGAACAAGGTACAGGATTTCCTCGAAGCTGAGACCGGCCACGCCTATGATCTGCTGGTGATCGAGACGCCGCCCCAGCACGGCAAGAGCGCTGCAGTGACTGAGTCTATTCCCTCGTGGTATTTAGGCAAGCATCCGAATAACCGAGTCATCCTGGCGAGTTACGACAGCGACTTTGCGGAACGGTTTTGCCGGAGGAACAAGGAGAAGATCAAGGCGTTCGGCCAGAATCTGTTCGGCATCTCGATCGGCAATATCGACCGCGCCGCTGAGTTTGAGCTGGACAACGGCAAGGGTCGGCTGATCAGTCGAGGCATCATGGCCGGCATCACCGGTAACCCTGCCAACCTGGTCATCATCGACGACCCGGTGAAGAACCAGCAGGAAGCAGACAGTCCCACTTATCGGGCGCGGGTTTGGGAAGAGTGGCAGTCGTCCATCAAGTCCCGTCTCGCCGCCGGTGGGAAGGTCATCGTGATCATGACGCCATGGCACGAGGACGACCTGGCCGCCAGACTGCTGGCCAGCGAGGTCAACACTACACTGCTCCGTCTCCCGGTCGAGGCCGAGGCGAATGACCCGCTGGGCCGGAAGATCGGAGAGCCGCTGTGCCCTGAGTTGGGTAAAGACGCGGCGTGGCTGGCTGACTTCAAGAAAAGCTACATCAACGATCCGCAGGGTGGACAGCGAGCCTGGACCGCCCTGTATCAGTGCCGCCCCCGCGTCGAGTCAGGCAACCTGGTTCGGCGAGACTGGTGGCGGTTCTATGACCCGGATGAGCCGCGGCTGTACGGCGCCGAGCTGGTGTCCGTTGACGCTGCGTTTAAGGCCGGCGATCAGAACGACTATGTAAGCATTCAGGTGTGGGGTAAGTCGCGAAATGACTACTACCTCCGCTACTGTTTGAATAAGCACCTTGACTTCCCCGGTACGCTGGAGGCCATCCGCTCGGTGGTTCGGTTGTATCCGAGGGCGAAGACGGTGCTGATCGAGGATAAGGCAAACGGCTCGGCCATCATCCAGACGCTGCAGCGAGAGATGTATTGCATCCCCGTGAACCCACTCGGCGGCAAGGTGTCCCGTGTAAACGCGATCTCCGCTGCCATTGAGTCAGGGCACGTGTTCCTTCCCGAACCTGCGAAGGCGTCGTGGGTGGTACCATTCGTCGATCAGTTCAGCGCGTTCCCGAACGGCCAGCACGACGATATGGTTGACGCCGCATCCCAGGCCCTGCAGCGGCTCATCTACGCCAGCGGATCGATTGAGAAGCCGGTCGTTGAGGAGTCTGAGCTGCGGGAGCAGAAGGCTGAGGCGGCCTTCAATAACCCCGATATTTTGTTTGATCCATACGGAGAGAAGAACGCATCTTGGGACTGAACAGACAGAGGATGACAGGCGGCTGTGGCGAGGCTATCGTCGTCGCAGAGTTTTTGAAACGAGGCGTACCGGTGTATCAGCCGGTGGTCGATATCGGCGCGGACTTGGTCGTTGATTTCAACGGAAAGCTGCAGCGCGTCCAGGTGAAGAGCTCGGTGGATGACAGGAAGAAGGTATGCTTCCACCTTGGCCGGCGGAACCCGGATAGGTCCGGTGGTCATTGCTGGCTCAGTTACGAGGATGGAGAGCTCGACTGGTATGCGATCTGCTGTCTCGGCCACGGGTATACGGCGTTGATCCCGGCTAAGTGCGCCGGGCTCAGTCTTACGTTTGACGGACAGGAGCTGAGCCAGCGCCTGAAGGATATGGAGATCGGTACCGTTATCGATCGGATACTGGAGGAAAATGAATGACTGACTTATTGTTTGGGCTTCTGGGTTTTGTTCTGGCGCTGGGCATTTTCATGCTCGGCTTTTTTGTTGGCCGGAAGAGCCTGTCCGCTGCGGTTACGCAGACGGATATCGAACAGGCCGAAGCCATACAGGAGCGCGAGAGGCTCAAGCAGGATCAGGCAGCGTTCCGGATGCTTACCGGTTATAACGCCGACATCGCTTACGGTCTCGCAAAGTTCTCCGAGGAGGACACTGAATAATGCCCGATAACTACAACAACAAGACCAAGGCGTGGGAGTATTACGAACTCGGTCGGGCGTACAACAACTCGCTCGTCCCGAATTTATACAGAACCGTCAACACGAACATCGAGTTCTTCGCCGGCAACCAGTGGCTGCATATCCCGCGGACGCCTGCGATGAGCCGACTCCCCCGTCCTGTATTTAACATCATCAAGAGGATCACCTCCCTCTTTGTGGCGTCCCTCACCTCATCCGCCACCACGATCAGCTTTGAACCGCTGACCTACTATGACGGTGAGAATCAGAAGGACCCCAACACGAACGCCGCGATCTACGCTACAGCGGAGGTGCGGAACCTGTTCGAGAAGCTGAAGCTCGACTACCGGGTCCGTGACGCGCTGTTCGATGGCGCTCAGACCGGCGACTATTGTGCTCACTTCTACTGGAATCCTGACGCTCTCCCCTATGGCGGTGCTTTCGGCAACGCTCGCGGCGAGATCGAGATGGAGCTGGTGGACGGCGTCAACGTCATGTTCGGCAATCCTAACACCACCGACGTCGAGTCCCAGCCCTACATCCTGATCGTCGGCCGTGACACGGTCGAGAACCTGCGGTGGGAAGCTGAGCGGTTCAACAAGGTGAAGAACGGCATCGGCAAGGGCGGCACCGGCTCCGACGAGCTGGAGCGTGATACCATCACCCCCGACTATGAGACCGAGTGGCAGGAGGCCATCGGTGGACGGACCGAGCTGATCCAGGCTGACGACAAGACCGGCAAGGCCCTCTATGTTTATATGTACTCGAAGGTGACCGAGGAGAAGGAGATCATCGACGAAGAGACTGGCATGCCCGAGATGGAGGACGTTCTCGACGACGATGGCAACCCTGTTCCCCTGAAGGACGCCGACGGTAAAGAGGTCCTCGGTCCCGACGGCACCCCGATGTACGAGAAGCAGAAGGTCAAGCGCCTGGTTACGACTGTTCATGTAACCAAGGCTACCCGGAGCTGCAACATCTTTGAGGATGTCGATACTGGCTTGACCCGCTACCCCATCGCCTGGGGCAACTGGGAACGGCAGAAGAACCAGTACCACGGCCGTGCTCTGGTGACCGGCATCGTCCCGAACCAGATCTTCATCAACTCGATGATGGCCATGGTGTTCCGTCACCTGCAGCTGCAGAGTTTCCCGAAGACCGTGTATAACGCCGACTTGATCTCTCAGTGGAACAACGAGATCGGTGTGGCGCTTGGCGTCTCCGGCCTGCAGCCCGGCCAGGATCTGCGCAGCGTAGCCACCGTGCTTCAGCCGGCGGACATGTCCAACCAGATCGTGATGGCTATCGACAAGGTCATCGAGTATACGAAGGAATGTCTCGGCGCCACGGACGCCCAGATGGGCGATATGCGCCTGGACAACACCTCCGCTCTGATGGTGCTGCAGGCGTCATCTGAGGTACCGCTGGAGAACCCGAGATCCATTATGTTTGAGTGGGTCGAGAGTATCGGCGAGATCCTCCTTGACATGATGGGCACCTATTACGGTAAGCGTTACGTATGTCGGACCCGGGACTTTAATGAACCGGTTATGGGCGACGGCGGCGCTCCCGTGATTGATCCTGCCACCGGCACGATGAGAACCAATCGTGTGAAGCGCCGGGTCATGGAGGAGTTCGACTTCAGTCAGCTCAAGAACCTGTGGCTGAATGTCGCGGTTGAGGTTGGTGCCACTACCCGCTTCTCCGAGATCGCCATGGTACAGACGCTGGATAACCTGCGTCGTGACGGTACGCTGGATATCATCAACTACCTGGAGCGTATCCCCGATCGTCTGTTCCCGCGTAAGCAGGATCTGATCGATGATCTGAAGGCCAAGCTCATGGAGCAGCAGGCCCAGCAAGCCGCGGCTGCGCAGAACGCCATGGCGCCGGAGGAGCCTCCGCGAGACGCTCCCGGCCATGCCCGTCGCCCCGGCGGTGCCCCGTCGATGGGTGGCTCGCTTGAGGCAGCGAAGACGATCAGCAGCATGCCCGCTCGTATGGAGGCCATGTATAATGACCTCCCCGCCCGAGCGCAGCAGGCTCTGGTTGACCAGCAGCAGATATAAAAAACCAAAGAGGATCACCCAAATAGGTGGTCCTCTTTTATATGGCCCTTTGGCGTAACAGGTAAACGCGCCCGCCTCAAAAGCGGAGGGAGAAATCCGTGCAGGTTCGATTCCTGCAAGGGCCACCATATGTCGGATGACGTCAGCCGGCGCTGACACCGGTCCTGAAAACCGTGGGCAACCGTGAGGTTGTGGGGCTCGACACCTCCGTCCGACGCCAAATAACCGGGCCGGTGAGCGGAATTGGTAACGCAGCGGACTGTAAATCCGTGGCTTCGGCATTCCTGGTTCGAGTCCAGGGCGGCCCACCAAATGGAGTGATGCCCCAACAGGTAAGGGAGCTCCCTGCTAAGGAGTCGGCGTCGCAAGGCGCTTGAGTGTTCGAGTCACTCTCACTCCGCCATTCGGTCCTTTAGCTCAGGCGGTAGAGCGGCTGGCCGTTAACCAGCATGTCATAGGTTCAAATCCTATAGGGACCTCCATTCGCCTCTTTAGCTCAGTTGGTAGAGCAGCTGCCTCGTAAGCAGCAGGTCGTTGGTTCGACACCAACAAGGGGCCCCATATACGTTCTTAGCTCAGCTGGTAGAGCAGCGGGCTTTTAATCCGCATGTCCTGGGTTCGACCCCCAGAGAACGTACCAACGCTGATCGCTACAGCGTAAAAATTTCTTTCTCGCCATGAAAGGAGAAACCCAATGAGCGAAAACACCAATGAGACCCCCGTGGCTTCTGAAGAATTTGAAGCCTTTCTGCCGGAAGGCTGGGCAGAAGGAGACGACTTTTTCGACGTAGATTCCTGGACGGGTACGCAGGATCAGGCTGACGAGTCTGATGCTGGTGACGATCAGGAAGAAGTTACGGAAGCCAATGATGGTACCGAGAGCGACCTCCCTACCACGGAGGACAGCACGGATACCGAGGAGTCTGTGGAAGACGGAGACAATGCCCCCGCCATAGGGCAGGAGACCGCTCGACCCAAACTGAAGTTCAGCGCCCAGATCGACCACAAGGTTGAGGACGTGGAGCTGGACGAGACCGAACTGCCTACGATTTACCAGAAGGCCCACGTGACTGATCGCGTGAGAGCCAAGCTCGATAAGATGCAGCCCATCATTGACAAGGGCAACAAGCTGGCCAAGATCCTCGGGTACGACTCGATGGACGCCATGCTGGATTCTGCTGCGGACTCCTATCGTAAGGGTGAGGTGGAGCGGCTGACCGGCGAAGGTGTGCATCCCGATGTCGCGGAGGAACTGGTCGAGAGCCGGACGAAACGTGCTGTTGAGTCTATGCCCGTCGAGAAGGATGAGGACGAAGTCGAGGAGCCTACTGGGCGTGACTTCAAAGCCGAGGTGGCTGACCTGTTGAAGGCCCACCCTGAGCTTCGTGGTACCCAGCTGCCCGCCTCCGTTGTGAATGCCTGCGTTGTCGAGGGTCGGTCTCTGGTAGGTGCCTATGAAGAGCACATGCGTAAGCAGGCGGAAGCCGAGAACAAGGCTGTCAAAGCCGAGAACAAACGACTTAAACAGAACGCAGACGCCGCAAGACGCGCTCCCGTTAGAGGAGTCTCTAAGGGAGGCAAGACCAACACCGAGCCCGATGACCCGTTCCTCATCGGTTTTAACAGTGAACGCTGGTAATACCCTCCCGTAAACCTATCGGACGTCTGCGTGTATTTGCCATTCTTAAGGAGAGTGATTGAATATGGCAGGCGGTATCAATCTCGCAACTAAGTATTCAACCGTAGTTGACGAGCGTTTTACCCGTGAATCCCAGGCCATGCTCGCTCTGAACAACGATTATGAGTTCAAGGGCGACAAGACCGTCAAAGTTTACAGCATCCCCATCGTCCCCATGGTGGACTACACCCGCGCTGGCATGCAGCGCTACGGTACCCCCACCGACCTTTCCCGTAACGTCCAGACCATGACTGTGACCAAGGACCGCGCCTTTACTTTCATCATCGACGCGGGCGACAAGATCCAGTCCGAGATGGTCTCCGACGCCGGCCGCGCCCTGAGCCGCCAGCTGTCTGAGGTTTGGGTGCCCGAGTTTGACACCTACGTGTTCAAGACCCTGGCCACCGCTGCCCAGAACGCCGGCAACTATGCCAGCACCCCGCTGGACAAGACCAACGCCTACGCCGCCTTCCTGGACGGCATGGAGCGTCTGGGCGACCATAACGTGCCCGACAAAGGGCGTGTTGCTTTTTGTTCATACAAATTCGCCAACCTGCTGAAGCAGGACCCCGCGTTCATGAAGTATGGTGATCAGTCCCAGGAGATGATCCTGAAGGGTGTCATCGGCGAAGTCGATGGCTGCAAGATCGTTAAGGTCCCCTCCAGTCGTCTGCCTGCTGGTGCTGCTTTCATTATCACCCATGCCATCGCGGCTACCGGCCCCAAGCAGATGGAAGAGTATCGGATAAACATGTGTCCCTACAGACAGTAATGTCTGTATGCAAACTGGGCAAAATCGGTGAAAGCTAAACCGTAAGGCATGCTAACACCGAGGTAACTGTGGAACCTAAAGAGTCCACAGCACCGTAACGAATAGGAGATGAACCTGTGCCTTCCGTTATGAACGGAAAGATATACATCATCAGAAACGACGTTAATGATCGGGTGTATATCGGTCAAACAAAGCGCTCAATAGAAAAGAGATTTCAAGAACATGCCACGATGACTGAGGCAAACCGAGGCTGTGTATTGGCGAGAGCCATTCAGAAGTACGGCGTGGATAAGTTCCATGTCGAGCTTTTGGAAGACGGCTTTCGTACAAGAGAAGAGCTTGACGCCGCCGAGATTCGGTACATCGAATCTTTCGGCAGCCGCGCTCCCAACGGATACAATGTAGCCGAGGGTGGTCTTGGCCACGACGCCATCGTTGTGGATATGTCTTTGGTTCTTGATTATCTCTCTGGAATGTCTATTCGAGCTGTCGGCGCGAAGCATGGATGCTCCGCCAGCAAGGTGAAGAAGCATGTGCTTGCTTCTGGAAACCAGATGCGGGAGAGGAACAATCCTTGCAACGGAAGGGCGACCGCCCTTACCGAGGACGCGCTCAGAGATTTGTTTGAGGTTCAGCATCTGACTGATCTGGAGATCGCACAGCAGCTTGGTTATTCAAGACGCTGGGTAAGAAAGAGAAGACAGCTGCTCGGAATTCACAGAATATAACTCTCCCACGAGTGTCCGGCATCCTTCTTACGAAGGATGATGATTTATTCTGAACTTATGGGAAACCATAAGAACTATCGGATAAAGAGCCGATAGGATAACAACCTTGCCATGAGAACCCTCCCGGAATTTCCGGTTGGCTGGTCAACACCTTCGGCCAGAGGGCGGCGTAATCCGCCTAAGGAATCGGGTAAAATCGGTGAACCCGTAACGATCTGCGCAGATCAGGGAATACCGAGGTAAGTACGAGCGTAACGACTCGTAACACCGTAACGCGTAGAGGATGAAACTGCTTTGCAGAATATAATTCCTCCAAGAGTATCCGACACCCGACCGCGTAAGCGAGGGTGAAAATGTACGCTGACCTCATGGGAAACCATGAGAAGTAGGGGATAAAAAGCCCTTACGATAACAAAAGCGAAGGTCGCTTTATTTACGACTGCTTCATCCTGAACGAGAAGATCTCTGCCGTCTACTTCCACGGTGGCCAGTCCGCCCTGAAGGTGCTGCCCGTGATCACCGCTGCTACCGACATCGGTAAGTCCACCATCGTGGTGAACGCCGTGCAGGAAGGCGCGAAGTGGTACTACATGACCGCCGCCACCGTGGCTGGTCTGACCGCTGTCACCGCCGGTTCTGCTATCACCACCTCAGCCTGGACCGAGCTCACTGCCAACGGCACTGAGATCACCCCGACGGCTGGTCACAAGTACATCCGCGTGGTGTCTGTTGACGCCAGCAACAAGCCCATCGCCGTCGGCGATGCCCTGATCAACGTCGGCGAGTAATCGCTGACAAGGGAGACAGAGGATCGTGATGATCCTCTGTCTCCCGACTTTCTTAAAGAAAGGAAGATACGAAATGGTATCCTATAATGTTTATCGTTCTACCTCCTCCGGTGCTTATGTCGAAGGTGTGTGTCTTGCCTCCGATGAGAAGCCGGTAGTTGGTATTGCAAACGGTTCCATCCTGTACGCAGTCGATGCGTCCAACGGTGAGACCACCCGCTACATGTACGACAAAGAAACGATGTCCTGGATCGAAGCTGAGTGCCCTTGCCACGGTGGTTCGGGTTCAGGTGGCTCAGGCGGCGGCGGTGTTGAACCGCTGATCGTAAACTTTGTACCGCCCGAGCTCGAGGGCCCCGTTTATGGCGACAAAACCTTCAGTGAAATCTTTGAGGCGGCAAGCTCTGGTCGCACGGTTGTGGGGAAAGTGGTCGCCCCAAACGGCGCGACAACCATTTTACCCCTGATAGGCACCTCTCTAAATTCCGCATCCTATAGAGCCTCGTTTGCGGCGCCCGGGATGGGAGAAATTCATCTGCTTGAATCTGAAGGAACGGCTTCGCAGTATCCCAGTATTCCCGAGGAGTAACCCGGTTGACAAGATCTTCTCGTAGAGCGCGAGAAGGGTAAACAAAAGAATGCTCACCGAGGGAAAGAACCCAGTAGGCCGAGAGGATGGGTTCTTGAAAAGCCGCGACTCCGCAAGGCCGCGGCTTTGTTCTTGCAATCTGGTCTTTTGCCTTCCTCGCGTTTGCGGGTGCGGGAACAGCAGTTGACCGGACCGACATGACCGACGATCCGTTCTGCCGCCCGGGCGGGGTAAACGGGGAGGTTCAAAGCGGTTGGCGCTTAGCCGAGCCCCGGGTAGAAAAGCGCTGGATACATTTGAACGAAAACGCCCGGCCGGCTATAGGGCGTGAGTAGACCCCGGGACGCCTCTCCACGATGCGCACCACCCCGGGTTTTTGTTACAGGGAATAGTCACTTGTGGCTATTCCCTTTTACACGGGGCCCAGTGGTTGCGCCCGGGTTTTTTCCTCCTTCCCGGCCATTTGCGGTGTAACTCCGCAACCCCGTTTTATATAACGAAAAAGGAGATGCATGACCTTGAACTATGGACAGTTGAAGAAACTCACCTTGCAGCTCGCCTTCTCGGAGAGTATTGCCGGTGAGGAAATTCCCTATACCTACAACAACCAGGCAGACTACATCCGTGCCATCCCCGGCCTTGCCAACGATGGCATGATGTACATTGCCACGACTGTCAAGAAGATCCCGGAGCTCGTTCCCCTGACTTCCCTGGAATCCGAAGACTTCGGCGCGTACACCCTGTACACTCTTCCGAAAGACTTCTGGCAGCTGAACAACGGCGGTCTGATCTGGCAGCGACCGGATATCTACGACATTCCCAGATATTCGTATCAGCGGTATCACGGGTATAAGCTCTATGCCCGGAATAAGCTGATGATCCCGAAGAACGTGAAGAACCTCGACGGGATGATGGTCGAGTATTACCGATACCCTGAGACCCTTGGGGATGACCCCGACGATCTCACCGAATTGGATAATACTCCCGAGACGCATTCCGCTCTTCCGTACTACATCGCCGCTCAGCTGGTTATGTATGACGATCCTTTCCGTTACGCCTCCCTGTCAAACGAGTTCGAGACCCGGCTCAGTCGGATCACCGAACCTGTGACGGTGGAGTATGCGCCGGTAGAGGATGCGTATTTTGGCTTTAACATGCCGGGGGTGTAAATGGCTTTCGTTAATCTTTCCCACATGCCGAAGCCAAACACAGAGTACACGGTTAACTTCACGAACCTGAACGGCGGGCTGAACCTCATGGACCTGGAGTATCGTCTGAAGAACGACGAGAGCCCGGCCATGAAGAACCTGCTGTGGCGCGAAGGTGTGCTCTGCTGCCGCGACGGGCAGGAGTGGGTGACGCACGATGAAGGGGTCTCTGCCGGCATCGCGATGTACGACCAGCTTTTCAATGGATTCCTCGTAGCCCATCTTCGGCGGATAGTTACCGTGGGCGGAGTGTTTCACTACGAGGACGGACTATATTTTTTAAACCCAAATGCCGACGAGCCCTCGTGGGAGTTACTCATAGATCTCGGGATCGCCATCGAAAGAGGTTCTTTTTTCCGGTACTTTGGCAAGCTCTACTACAAAGCCCCAGGCGTCTATGTAGAGATCACGTACACCGAGGGAACAGGGCTTTCCGGCGCGAATATCGTTGGATACGTTCCGATTATCCAGATCAACACCGACCCCGACTCCGGAGCTGGTGCGCTGTATCAACCCGAGAACCGGATTTCGGAAAGAAAGACGGTTTGGTTTAACGCCAAGTCCGGTGTGACTGTGTACCATTTGCCGGTGCAGAACATCGACAGCGTGGTGTCCGTCACGGTGGACGGCGTCGCCACTACGGCCTATACGGTTCAGGCCGCGGCCGGTACCGTGACCTTTGCCACCGCGCCTCCCGTCACGAATCCCCCCACCAATAATACGGTGGTCATCACGTATTCCAAGGCAAACGTAGAGGCCAGGCGCAGCGTTATGGACTGCCCCTACGCCGCGACCTACGGCGGCACCGGCGATCTGTGCGTGGTCATGGGCGGCTGTCCCGCCCAGCCCAACGCGATCTTCTGGAACGGCAACAACATCGCCATGGACCCAACGTACTTCCCGATGGATCAGTACCAGTTCTGCGGCGACGTGGACGACGGGATCACCGGCTTCGGCAAACAGCAGAGCTTCCTTGTGGTCTTCAAGCAGCGGTCGGTCGGCCGGGTCAAGCAGGACACCCAGACGGTGGACGGCCGACTCACGATCGACATGCCCTACGTTGCGATCAACGACAAGATCGGCTGCGACTGCCCCTACAGCATCCAGCTGATCGAGAACAACCTCGTGTGGTGCAACGCCGAGCAGGGCGTCCATATCCTGAAGGATTCCAGCTACGCTTACGAGAACAATATCGAGTGCGTGTCGAAGAAGGTCAACGGCGGCCCGACGAAGGAAGGCATGCTGGCTGAGATCCGCAACTCTGTTCCGGTGGCGTTCGATGACAACAAGCGCTACTGGCTGAGCACCGGCGATCATGTCTGGGTGTGGGACTACGAGAACACATCCTACAAAGATCCGTCCTGGTACTTTATGACGAACATCAGGGGCGTCGCCTTTGCTGTTCACTACGATGACGTCTGGCACTTGAACAGCGCCGGGCGTCTTACTCATTTCGTTCGGAACTTTAAAGACTATGACGGGCCCATCGAGAAGCTGTATCGTTTCGCGACGCAGTACTTCGGTGGCTATGATCGGCTGAAGAACATCAACAGCGTGATCATCGTCATGCGTCCTGAAGTGAACTGTACGGCCAAGCTCACGTATATCACGGACTATGAGGAGCGTACAGACCTGACTCCTCTGGCCCACATCGCGTGGAAGCTGGTGCCCCGTAACCTGACGTACCGGTCTCTGGCCGGCGTCGGTTTCGGCCTTTCTTTTCGCCGCAAGCCTATGTGCCGAAGAGTACGGCACTTCACCATGCAGCTTGAGGACTCCGGTATCGAGTCCGTTCCGGCCGCTGACATCTCTCAGGCTGGCGGCCATGAGCTGTCCATCGTGTCGGCTCAGATCTTTTACAACTATCAAGGGAGGCTTCGTTAAATGTCTCTTGTTAATAAAGTTCTTACCAAGCTCCGGTTCACCAAGAACTGGAACAGCAAAGCAGATTTCCCCACCTATGAGATGCGGGAGGAGCAGGTCCGTGCGGATATCCAGCTTTTGCACGACGAGACCCAGACCGCGTTCAACAATCTGGTGGACGATCTGGAAAGCTTGTCAGCAGAGAATATTCCGTTCGAGTCTTCCACCGAGGTGCCGGCCAGCAACTTGCAGGAAGCGGTAGAGAACGTACAGCAGCAGGTGGCTGAAGCTTCCGCGGCTACGATCCCCAACGGTTCGATCACCGATGAGAAGCTTGCGCCCGGAGTCCCGACGAACAAGGCGGATCTGGTGGACGGCATCGTAAAGGCTGACCAGATGCGGCTGCGGTTTAAAGAGTTAGATACCTCGACTCACACGCTTGGACTTGCGGATGTCGGCCATCTTTTATTCGTCGCGGCTATGTTTTATCCTGCCGATAAAGTTAGCATCACAATTCCTACGGACAGCAGCGACATCCCTGTAGGCTCGGTGGTCATGTTTACAAAACGCGGCTACGCAGCCGACATTCAGCTGGTGTTTGACGCTGAGAACGTGATGGTTTATTCCGGAGGTCTCCAGTATGCGAGTCCGATATCCGTAGCGGAAGGATCAGTTGGGGTGTTGATCAAATTGTCTGAGGACTCGTGGATGTTCTTTGACTGAGGGAAAGGGTAAGACATGAACAACATTATCATCTCGAATAAAAAGCCGATCGTCATCGGCCGCCAGGGAGAGAACCAGGTCACTACGATTAAGTTTTCGATCGACTCTCTTTTCCCGCATATCCAGAACGCTACCTACGGTCTGGTTCACCGGCGCCACGGTGACGCCGCTCCCTACCCGGTCGCGACTATGGCTATCGGCGGCTATGTCAACTGGGTGATCAACAGTGCCGACCTCGGTAAAGCAGGCAGCGGTACGGCCCAGCTGACTGCTTATAAGGATGGCGCGGTTGCAAAGTCCATCATCTTTACCACGATCACGCTGACCAGCATGGGCACGACTGATGCGCCCGACCCCGTTCAGCTTTACATTGATAGAATCGTTCGCGCTGGCCAGGAAGCGGTGAACGCTGCGGCGGATGCTAAGGAGTCCGCTGAGGGAGCTGCTTCTTCTGCCGAGGCTGCTCAGCAGATTCTTGACGACATCCCAGGTACAGTCGAAACAGAATTGACCGAGGCCAAGGAAAGCGGAGAGTTTGATGGCCCTCGTGGATTCGGTGTGTACGGCGGTCCTCTACACACTATTTTCCCTGCCAACAATGGGTACTACACGAACAAATTCGGCGACGTTGGGGTTGGCGACTTCGTAATTGGGCACGGTCCTGCGGCTGGCGTTAATACGCTATACATAATGAAAGTAACTTCCGTGAGCGGAAACTATTTAGAGGGCACCAGCGCCATCAGCCTTGTAGGTCCAGGGGGCGATGACGGTTATTCTCCCACCGTCACCGTCATAGCCATCACAGGTGGTCATCGTGTCACGATTACCGATGCAAGCGGCGCTCACACGTTTGATGTGCTGGATGGAACCCCCACCAAGATCTCGGATTTGGCTAACGACGTTGGCAACACCGTTTGGGGCGGAACCGGCGCTCTCTTTAGGGCGGGCACGGTGACAGATCAAGATGGCCAGATCACAGGCTATTCCTTTAGTCGCACCTATTTCCCAAAAGCTGTTGTACATGATCTTATTCTCGGTGCGGAGCCTCTTTACGGCTTCGCCGCGATTTTTCGAATCACCTCCATTACAAGTACCGATATTATTTGTGAGGCCCCAGCACTTCAGGTGGGTGGCCCGACTATCCCCGCCGGTGGTACGACCGGTCAGGTTCTGCGGAAGAAAAGTAATGAGCCTTATGCCGTCGAGTGGGCCACGATTTAAGGAGGCCGCCGAATGAGTAAAGAAACAATCTGGTTTGGCCTTGACCGCTTCGGCTTTTCCGACAACGCGAAAGCCGCCATCATGGGCAACATGGGCCCAGAGTCGCGGTTCAATTCCAACAATGTTGAAGACCGATACCACAACGACACCGGCATGAGCGACGAGTACTACACCGCCTGTGTGGACAACGGCAGCTATTCCCGTGAGGATTTCCGGTACGACAACGGCAAGGCATACGGCTATGGCCTGTGCCAGTGGACCTACAACACCCGTAAGGCTGGCCTCTACGATCTCGCGAAAGGCCGCGGTGTGTCCATCGCCGATGAGCCGATGCAGCTCGACTATATGTGGCAGGAGCTCCAGACCGGCGAGTTCTCCGATGTTCTGGCTGTCCTTCGCTCCGATGCTTCCCTCCGGGAGATGACGGAGAAGTTCCTGATCAAGTTTGAGAATCCGATCGACAAAAGCCAGAAGGTGAAAGACTACCGCGTGAGCTGCGCCGAGAAGATCCTGGAAGAGTTCGCTGGGAAGACCGCTCCGGAACCCCAGGAAGACGAGCCGGTCACCCCGTACTGGCCGCCCCGCATGCTGTGCGTCGGCATGGTCGGCGCGGATGTACAACTCCTTCAGTCTCTTCTGTTGTGCCACAACTACAACTGCGTCGTCTCAGGCATCTACGATGTCCGGACCCGTAACATGGTCGTTGGGTTCCAGGAAGCGAAGAAGCTCGACCAGGATGGTGTCGCCGGGCCTAAGACGTTTAAAGCACTGGGGGTGATGGTATGAGCGTGACGTTCACTCCCCAGATGATCATTACCGCCGCGTCGTTAATCACTGCGATAGGAGCGATCCTTGCTTTCTACAACAAGGCGTATGATTTTGTGAACAGACAGAAAAAGCAAGACGAGCTGATTCACGAGATCCAGGAAGAGCAGGCGATCCTCACCTACGGTGTGCTGGCCTGTCTCAAGGGTCTCAAGGAACAGGGATGCAACGGCCCGGTTACCGAGGCCGTACAGAAGATAGAAAAACATCTCAACGAAAAGGCGCATGAGCCTAAGTGAAAGGAGAACAATCTCATGGGTATTCTCGCAACCGTGGCCGGTATTACGGTCATTTGTTTTGCCATCGGTCTTGGCGTGAAAGCCTCACCCCTTGACGACAAGTTCATCCCCGTTATCGTCGCGACCTGCGGTGGCCTGCTTGGCGTCGCTGGTCTGTACCTCATGCCTGACTTTCCCGTGAATAACCTGATCGACGCGATCGCCGTCGGCATCGAGTCCGGTCTCGCCAGCACTGGCGCACATCAGGTCGGGAAGCAGCTCAGCGAGTAAACGATGCAACGCCCTGTCCACTACGACAGGGCGTTTTATTTTTATGATCAGAAGGTGATTAAAGCATATGGCACTTCAGAATAGAATGACCGCTATGAGCGACGGGGGCGGCTCTAAAACGCCCGCAACCAAGACTCCGACGGCTACGGCTGGTATCCCCGCGCCGAATAAGAACGCTCCGGTTCAGAAACTCACCGAGACCGGAACGCCAAATTCTTCAAGATCTGGCAAAGTCCCCAACATCAACAACTCCGGGTTCAACACGGACCCCGTTACTGACGCCAATTTTCGTGGTCAGAATAATGGAACGACCAACCCTTCTGGCCCGAGTAACCTGACAAACCCCGCGAATGACGCTGCGAGACGAGCTGCCGCTGCCTATCAGGATGAGCAGGACGCCATCCTCGCTGCGACGAGGGGTAATCCCAACGCCTATGGTGGCACCCCCGCGAGCACTACTCCTACGAGTACAACCCCCACCGGCGGCGGGGGCTCCGGTGGATATGGCGGCGGCGGAGGTGGCGGCGGTGCTCCTGCCGCGCCTGCTACTCCGGCCGGTCCTACGGACGCCGAGTTACTCGCGCAGGCTTTGCAGGACGCAGACCTCGGTATGGAATATAACCCCTACACCTTACCCGACCTGCCCGAAGCCAACCCCGAGCGGCTTGAACATGTGGACACAACCGATCTCCGCAACATGCTTCAGCAGATCGTGGACGCTCAGAAGCAGCAGAGTCAGAACCAGATCGACCGTGGTGTCGAGCAGGGTGTGAACGAGCTGAACCGCGCCATGGAAGACGCAGCGGCCCAGTACCAGACTCAGAGGGACCAGGCCACTGCCGATGAGATGCGGGCGTTGGATAACCAGGCGCTGTACGCTGAGGCCCGCGGTGACCGTGGCGGCATCGGCGAGGCCCAGTACGCCAGCATTCAGGCGGCGGCTGCGCAGAATCGTCGTGCCGTTAACGATGCGCAGGTCAAGCTTGGCACCGATACGGCGCGGCAGATCTCGGACCTCCGTTCTCAGGGTGAGTTCGAGAAGGCCGACCAACTCCTGACGATCACACAGAACTACCTGTCCAAACTGATGAGCCTGGAGCAGTGGGCTCTGGAGGCGAACATGAGCGTGGACGAGTTCAACTCTCGGCTCCAGCAGTGGGTGGATGAGTACAACCTGAACGCTCAGAAGTATCTCACCGACCTCGATCTGTCTACCGCTCAGCTCACCGGTGCCTTCGCGAACGGCAACCGTACTCTGGCGGCTCAGAACCAGCTCAGAGAATCTTTGGCCAACTCGGGCTCCGCCCTGTTGTCGGCCGGTGTTTTGCCGAGCAAGGAACAGCTTGAGGCTATGGGCATGACCGCTGCTCAGGCGAAAGCATATATCGCAAAGATGGCCGTGGTGTAACCGGCCGTCCGCAGGAGGAAACACATGGCATCATTACTCGATAAAATCAAAGATATCTTCAAGCCGAACACACAGACTACGGCCCAGCCGACCACGCAGAAGACGACTACGCCGGCACGGACGACCACCAACGTGGCCAATCGTCCTGTGGGGACTCAGCGGGTATTTGCCCCAGCAAGTCAGCCCAGCACGGTTGCACAGCCTACGCAGACCGCTTCCCCTGTCAAGGCCCAGCCGAAGTTCGGTGGCGCGTCCAGAACAGTGTTCGGTAAGAATGAGACCTCCACTTCTCTGGCCCCGGTGACGAGGATCGGATCAGAGGGATCGCTCTCTCAGCGGGCCATCAAGAACGGTCAGAGCAAAGGCGAGGACTGGTCGAAAGCATCGACGGCCCAGAAGAAGTACAACGAAACCTACTACCGCACTCTGGATAATCCGACGCACACCAAGATGTACACGGATCTGGAGAAGGCCAACTCTAAGAATTTCCAGGAGCTGTATAAGTCCGGCCGTGAGAAGCTCGATGCAGAGCTGAAGGACGTCGGGAAGCAGTATGGTAAAAACTCTAACGAGTACAAGGCTTTGCAGCAGTTCTCCGAGGACTATGAAAAGCTGCGCAATCAGTATCTCGCGAACCAGAGCTACGATGACGCCAGCCGCGCTTCTCGTCAGCTGGATCAGACGATCAACGATGTGTTCGCTGGGTATAAAAATGACCCGGGGTATGCTGCCAAAGTCGAGGCCGGTAAGAAGGAGATCCTCGGCAACCCGCAGAAGTATAAAGCCTTCACCCTCGGCATGAAGGGCGCCAGCGACGAGCAGAAGAACCTGCTGTACGCTGTGTTCGCCGATGAAGGTGAGAAGGGTGCGAGGGATTTCTACGACCGCTTCCTCAGCTCTACAGTGTCCCAGGTCGGCGCGGCCCAGGATTTTGCCAAGGGGATTACCGATGAGTCCAAGACAAAGCGGGCTCTGGCTACGGCCGGCGGTGCGATCGGCGGTATCGTCTCCCAGGACAGCCTGCTCGGCGGTGGCCTGCGCAAGGCTGCTGACGCCCTCACCGGAAGATCCGAGGCGCTGGATGATGACGTCCTCGCCGGTGACTTCACCGTACAGGACTCTGTGGACAACTATCTCCGCAGTGAGTTCTCTGGTATCAACGACGCCGACCTGCAGCAGTATGGCAGCGCAGGTTTCCGCGGGATCCAGCCGACCAGCGACTGGTTCAAAGACGCAGAAGAGAACGCCACTGACTATCAGAAGAACCTTCTCGGATACGTGTATCTGGCCAGCAACATGGACGAGGACGCCGCGAAAGAGCTGTGGAATGTCATCAAGGAACGCGACGCTGGGATCCGAGAGACGGTCAATGGCAGTCTGTACGGTAACGCCACCCGCGACGCCGTGGCCAGTTCCCTGTATCAGAATTATCTCAGCAACAATGAGATCGTGGAAGGCCTCTACAAGCTGGCCCTTACCACCGGATCCCAGGTCTCCCGCACCGCGCTCAGTTTCATCCCCGTCATTGGTCAGGCGCTGTCTTTGGCCACGATGGGCGCGAGCGTGTTTGGCGATGTCTATGACGCGACCCGTGCTGAGGGCCACGAGAAGGGCGAGTCCCTCGGCTATGCCGCAACGAAAGGCGCTTTTGAAATTGCGTCCGAATATCTCTTTGGTGGTATCCTGAAGGTTCCTGGCATTGCCGCGAATGCAGTGTCTAAGAACTTTGTCCGCAACATTACCAACCCCGCAATGAGAGTCGGTGCCCGCATGGCGAACCGCTTCATTGAAGAAGGTTTTGAAGAGTACGGCACTGACTTCTTCGATCCGCTTATCACCAACCTTTGGCTTGGTGAGGGCGACCTGGCTCAGCGACTGAAGGCCGGCGTATCTGAGCTTGACCCGTTGGATGAAGAAGCTCTGGAGTCCTTCCTGTACGGCGGTTTGTCTGCTCTGCTCCTCGGCGGCGCTGGCGAGATTTCCAACGTCCGCCTCGACAATTCCTACGCTGAGGCTGGCAAGGCGCTGAACACGGAAGCGGCTACCGATAAGCTGGTCGATACGATCCTCGGCAACCCCGTTGACGCCGCTGCGGCAAAGACCAAGGAAGCGAAGCAGCAGGTCAAGCTGTACGAGGAAGCCAAGAAGATCGCGCAGAACATCAAGGACGGCAAGTACAAGCCCACCGATTACAACGTCGGCGAGATGTTCATCAAGTACGGCGAGTCCGGCGGTGATCTCCAGTGGCTTGCAAATCCCGATACAGTATCCTATAATAAAGAAACCCTGACCGTGGACAACCTCATCGCCGGTGCGAAGTCTATGCTGGTCGAACTTGGCGGTGACGCCAAACTGGCCGAGGACATCGCGAAGGCGTCCCGCGGCGAGCAGATCAGCCCGGAGACGTGGCGGGCTATCCAGGCGGATACGAACGCCATGCAGGTCCTCACCCAGCTCCAAGGCAATCTGGACATGTCCAAGGATACGGCGCTCTCTCGGGCCGCCAGAGCCTCCACACGGGCCGGTACTGGCAACCAGGTCTACGATACCCTGAAGGCCGAAAACACCGACAAGACGATCGCTACGCCCGCAGCACAGCGGTTGTATGAGCAGAACGTCGAGTGGGATGATGCGCAGCAGATCGGCGGCCTGATTGACAAGGTCATGTCCGGCGTGGCCCTCACCGAGGACGAGGCTGAGCTGATCTCCGTTGGTATACCTGCGGTCCGCTCCGTCATCAAGGAGATCACCGGCGTCGAGTTGAGCGAGAGCTCTACCATCGGTGCGGTCATGACTGCGATGAACGACTTCGCGGCGCAGATGGCCAAGACCAAGGAGATGCAGGCCGCGGTCAAGGAGAGCACCAAACAGACAGCCCGTATGCCGATCCCGCCGGCGGCCACGGGCAATTCACTCGGCGGTGTTGAGATCAGCCATGACGATTTTATCCAGAAGTACATGGCGAGAAATGAAGGCGTTACCCTGGAGGAGGCCGAAGCGGCCTGGAACCAGAGACGCATGGCAGATGCCGCGCTGAGCGGCGAGGAGGAAAACAATGGACAGCAGAGAACCGATCATGACCAAGGACGGAATGATCTGGGTGAGCGGCGAGGAGGCGGAGAAAATCCGTCAGGGACAGATCAATCTGGACCAGCCGCTCAGCCCGGACGAAGAGGAAGCGACGCTGCAGGCAGCGTTGCAACAGGTGTTCGTGGATTAAGAGTCAGCGATGGCGCCGTCACGACAGACGGTGAAAACGCAGACACTCTTCAGGACCAGTATCCCGACATCGTGGATCTGACAGATAGGCTGAAGAAATCTGGCTTCACCAAGATCACGTATGTCACAAAAGGAAATATTCTCAATAGCCTGGGTCAGCGTGTCCCAGGCGTTTGTATTGGTACTGAGCTGATCCTGAGCCTGGATTATAAGGCCAATGGGTATAGCTACGTAGCTACGGCGATCCATGAAGAGGTCCACCTGAAGCTGAATCTCCTGCGTAGGTTGGTCGGCGAGGACGAGGTGAACCGCTTCGTCTCCGCCGCGCTGCAGAGTCTTCTGACAAAGGAGCAATACACCGAGGCCTTCCGCGCTTACGTCAAACGCTACGGCCCTGCCTATGCCACGTATGATTCTGAGACCCGGGCCTACATGATCAATGAGGAGATCTTCGCGGATATGGTGGCCGGGGTCAGCAATTTTGGCACCACGCTGGGTGAGTTCAGTGAAGACGCTGCGGCGTACATGGAGGACTCTAACCTCAACACCGTCACGCAGAACATCGTTGACGGGCTCGAAAACCCCGGCGAGATCACCAACATTGAGTATGTTGAGGGCCTGCCGCACGAGATCCCGGTGGACACGCTGATCTCGGACAAGAACGTCGATTCCCCAAGCACGGCCCCCGTTGACCCGGGGGACACCTCTCGCTTTGCGTTCTTCGGCTTGGCCGAGGCGCTTGGCTTCACGGTGGATATCGAGGGCAAGGAAAAGGTTTACTACGGTTCCGAGGCGGACGCGAAAGCCAAGCGGAACGGCTTCACGCAGGTCACCGTTGAACAGGTTGCCAATTCTCCCATTGGACAGTTGATCCAGTACTCCGTAGAAAACGGGTACATCACGAAGGAAGACGCCAAACACGAGCTGGAGCTTTTTGCCGCGATTGGCAGCATCACCGATAAGACGCGTGACTTCTATATGTCCATGCAGTTCATGGGGTCCACGATCTTCACAGCGATGAAAGCCAACAGTGACAAGCAGTATGGCACGACCTACGACTTTCCGTCCATCTGCACGAAGACGCAGGCGGTCGTGGACAATATGAGCGCCCAGATGGTCGAGCTCGGCCGGGCGCTGACAGAGGACGAAATTAAGGATACCTATAATAAGGTGTTCAATGACGGCAACCCCGTCCCCTGCCCCGAGTGTTATGTCTTCACACGCTGGGTTGGTATCGGTGGTCTTCTGGATCATATTAAGCACTACCAGGACACCTACGCCGCGATGACCCCGGCAGAGGTCGTCAAGGAGTATTACACTCAGCTGGATGCGCTGATGCAGTATGCCGAGGCGAACGGTCTGACGAAGGGTAAGGCAAAAGGCTCTCTGGCCTCTAAGCTCGACAAAGACATGGCCGATCTTACGGAGGCCATCCAGACAAAAGAGAACCAGGGTAAGAGCGTCCCGAAGAAGGACTATGACAGACTGCAGGCCCTCGAGTCACAGGCCACCACGATCAACGCGCTGTCCTGGCTGGAGAAAGTTTACTTCGGCGGCAAGACCCCGAGTGCGCAGAACGTCAACAAAAACTTTGTCGTCCCGAATGACGTGCTGTTCGATCTTAATAACGGCGAGGCTTTCGCGAGAGACTACCCCGGCACGTGGGCTTTCCGTACCAGCCAGGGCGCAGGCTATGGTAAGGCCATCGCCCCCTATGCCGAGGCGACGCTTGGCGAAGGGATCCTGGTCACCGCCAATACGACCAATGCAATCAAGAGCAAGGCCGAGGCGGGGAGAGCCGGCAGGCGTATGGACAACCCCTTCCTGACCGAGAAGGGCCCGATCAAGCCGAACAGCAAGCGGGGCAAGAAACTGGAAAGCGCCATAAAGAAGCAACTCAATCAGCTGTTCATTGGCGGCCAGCGGTTCCAGTCCACGTCGGACGCCCGTTTTGACAACGCCGTCGATTATTTGCTCGCCGCTTTGGAAATGCAGGCGATGGGCGGGGGTGCTCAGGTTTACACCAAGGTCCTCGGTGCGGTGCCGTTCTTTGAAGCGACCGGCATGTGCACGAACATGAGCATGATGCCCTACGGCGGTGGCCTTGATACGAACAATCAGCCCGTTGACTCCAAGGTCGGCGGTGTCGATCCCGAGGTCGCGCAGGAGATGCGGCTCAAGAACGAGCATGCCGGCACGATCACGATCGGCGTAAACGACGCACATATCCGCGCCATGTTCGACCAGGTCTTCCGCGACTTCATCATCCCGTATCACGCTTCCGGTGGCAAGATGAGCCTCATTGAGTACTTCCGGCAGGTACAGGACCCGTCACTAAAGGGCGTCCGAATCAAGAGTTCTGACTACACCAAGACCCAGAGCGATCGGATTCTCTCCGATGAGATCCTGCGCCAGGACCTCGGAAAAAGCGAGCGTGAGGTAGACAACATCCACAGGTTCCGCGAGATGCGTCTGTGGATTCTGACCGGCGGTAAGACCGGTAAAATGGATCTTGATATCCTGAGCACCAGTACACCCGGCCTTACGGAAAGCCAGATTAACGCACGGTCCGTACTCCAGTCTCTCTATGCCTCCATGCAGAAGGGCGGTAAATGGCACGGCGTCCAGCTGGCTAAATCCAAAGTAGAGGCTCAGATCTTCCCGAACGAGTTCTGGGATACCAACTCCACCTATGAGACCAGCGACGTCAACACTCAGCGTTATCTGGACTACTGCGACGCGCTCGGATTCCTGCATCGCTTCTCCGGTCAGACGGTGGCCCGAGGCAAGGCTTCGGACGGCGCTACCCGTAACGTGATCAAGCCGGTGAAGGGCTACGACAAGAACGGTGAAGAAATTCAGCTGACCGACCTTGCATATAAATATGATAAGGACGGAAACCGAACCGATGAGATCGAGCCGTTCTTCTGGAAGACCCTGACCGACCGTCGCATGTATGGCAACGACGGCCAGTATCTGGAACAGCCAAGGGTCACGCTGGCCAACCTCAACGACGAGACGGTCACGACATTCGCAAGCCCGATGGGAGAGCGACGCTATGATCGGAAGCAGTCGCTGAAGACCGCGCAGGAACTGGTGGCTAAAAGACGCGCTGAGGGTACGATGCCCAAGGCACGGCTGTCGATCCAGGATTCCACCGGCGTCAATGACCTGACTGAAGCTCAGCAGAAAAACCGCGACTTCAACGACAGCCAGACGGAAGTCGGCTCTCCGCTGAAGACGCTGCAGGGTACGACGATCAAGCGGTACAAAGGTATCGTCGGCAAAGAGGTTTCGCCTCAGGTCTATGTCCACAAGGATTATGCCGAGCAGGTTGTCCCCGCCGAGGCGTTGGCCAAGGCCGAGGAAGTTTTGAACCAGGAGTACCCCGATTTTAACTACAACACCATTATGTATGACCGGAAGTCAGGCAGCATCAGATTTGATGAAGCGCCTGACTTTGATTCTGCCCGCGAGCCTATCGCCGGAAACACGGTCACGGTGTACCCCGATGGCCGGACCAAGACCGGTTACTCCGACTCTATCTGGCATCACAAGTGGCTGTGGGTCGGCAACGACTATGACGGTTTCGACGTCGAGGACAGCTGGAACTGGAGCAAGCAGTGGCTCAACACCATCCGCCCGGTCGATCCGAGCGAGCACAAGTTCAACAGCCCCTTCTCTCAGCGCGGAATCGCCAACGGCACCGGCCACGGTACCACCAACTGGAACGAACAACTGGAGTACTTCGGCCTGCCCACGGACGGCGGACCCGATGCCCGCGCCTCTGTCGCCGATGACACCACTCCGGTGGCCCAGCAGTACAGCAGTGAGGACACCAGCATCAACAACAATAAGCTGCCGAGCGTGTTCACCAACAAGTGGTTCACCAACCAGCTCGAGCCCGGCGGCACGAACATCGACATCGGCGGCGGTAAGTACGACAATGCGACCGAATACCTGAACGAAGAGTACGACGTCACCAACATGGTGTTCGATCCGTTCAACCGTGATCGTGAGCACAACAGCAAGGTGCTCGACTTCATCACCGAAGGGAACCAGGCCGACACTGCGACCTGCGCCAACGTGCTGAACGTGATCAACGAAGCCGCGGCCCGGGAGAACGTCATCCTGGAATGCGCGAAAGCAATCAAGCCTGACGGGAAAGCCTTCTTCCTTATCTACGAGGGCGATGGCACCGGGGACGGTCGAACCACCAGGACGCCTGTTCGTGATCGTGACGGCAAGATCGTGAAGGACGAGAACGGCAAGACACTCTACTCCACCAGCTGGCAGGAACACCGTAAAGCCAGCACCTACGTGGATGAGATCAAGAAGTACTTCGACACAGTGAAGCCGCATGGCAACCTGATCGAAGCGTCCGATCCGAAAGCCGATCTGCCCAAGGCTGCCTGGGAAGTCACGCCGGGAGAAGCCGTGCGATTCTCGGCAGCAGATGCTGAGAACGCAGAAGAGACCAACACCAAGGCCAACCCCTATAAGGAAGGCACCTTTGAGTACACGGTCTACGATATGCTGGGCAAGATCAACAGCCCCCAGGAGCTGCAGGATTACATCAACGGCCTGCGAGAGAAACAGCAACAGGACAACGAGACCCGCAACGCCGAGCCCGGTCTGTTCCCGAAGCGGAAGCTGCCCCCGGTCAACGAGAAGGAGCAGCAGATCCGCCGTGCCAAACTCGATGAACTCATTGAGAAATATGGTGCGTTCAAACAGGGCGAGAAGGCAGCGCGTAACTTCCCGATCCCCGAGAAGGTCAGTGATACCCGCCGTGTCAACCGCGGTGTTCGCACTATCGTCGAAGCCAAGACTATCCCCGACCGTCTGGCTGAGCGCCTCGGCGGAGAGGTTCTGGTCAACGAACTGTTGACCTATGAGCCGATTACCGACAGCGACGCCCTTTCTCGTGAGCGCTCTGAGCTCGCCCGTCTCGGCTATGAGAAGGCGCTGAAGGAGTGGGAGAGCAAGTCTGGCACCGATCGCTTCCCGACCAAATACGACATCGCGTTCGGCGGTCTGCTTCTGCGGCAAGCCGCGAACAACGGTGACGATGCCATCGCTCTGAGGATCGCAGCCGACCTCGCCGCAATGGAACGGCAGGCTGGTCAGGTCTCCCAGGCCGGCCGTCTGCTGAAACAGCTCGGCCCCGTTGGTCAGTTGTACTACGTTAAGAAGGCCATTGACCGTCTCAACCACCAGAACGAGGGTCGTATCGCGAAGGGCAGTATGCAGCCGATCGTGATCGATCCGGACCTGGCCGAGGCAGTCGTGACCGCCAAGGAGCAGAAGGACATCGACGATGCCATGGACGAACTGATCCAGTCCATCGCTGATCAGCTGCCGGTTACGATGAAGGATCGGTGGGATGCGTGGCGTTATCTGTCCATGCTCGGCAACCCCAGAACCCATATCCGAAACATCGCAGGCAACATGGTCTTCGCGCCGGTCCGTTTCGCCAAGGACCTCCTGGCCGCCGCAGGTGAGAGTGTGTTCATCAAGGACGAAAGCCAGAGGACCAAAGACTTCCGTGCGCTGATGAGAGACCCCCAGTACAGCGACATCCGAGAATTCGCCGAGGCCGACTACAAGGAGATGGAGCCCTATCTTACCGGCACCGGCAAGATGAATCCGCTCAACGAGATCATGAACAAGCGCAAGGTGCTGCCCGGCGTCCTTGATAAGATCTCCCGGAAGAACGACGACTGGCTGACCGGTGAGGACGCGCACTTCCTCCGGAAAGCCTATGTAAGTGCCCTGACCCAGTTCATCGCCGCCCGCGGCGTGAGCCTGGAGGATCTGTCCGCTGATGTTGAAGGCGCAAAGATCCTGAACGAGGCCAGAAAGTACGCGGCGCTGGAAGCCCAGAAGGCAACCTACCGTGACTTCAGCCAGGCCGCGGCGAAGCTGAACGCTTTGAAGCGCGGCAATAGTTTCGCCTCCTGGCTCCTGGATGGCGTGATGCCGTTCACGAAGACGCCCATCAATATTCTGAAACGCGGCGTCGAGTATAGCCCCATCGGTCTGGCAAAAGCCCTGACCGTTGACCTGAACCGTGTCAAGAAGGGCGACATCACCGCGGCTGAGGCTATCGACCACGCCGCCGCCGGCCTGACCGGTACCGGCGTTGCTGTCTTCGGCTGGCTCCTCGCGTCACTCGGCATGGCGAGAGGCGGCCCGGACGACGATGATAAGAAGGACGCTCTGGAGAAATCCCAGGGCCATCAGGACTATTCCCTCGAGATCGACGGCAATAGCTACACGATCGACTGGATGGCCCCGGTGGCGCTACCCTTCTTCGTCGGAGTCGAGGCCCAGAAGGTAACGTCCGGCGACGGCCCGAGCAGCTTCTTCGATTTCGTCAACGCCATGATGCTGATCTCTGAGCCGATGACCTCCCTCTCCATGCTGGAAGGAATCAACAGCACTCTGTCCGCTGTGCGGCAGGGCGAGCCCAGCGAGGCGATCATGACGGTGCTGACCAACGCTGCGGCGAACTATCTCTCCCAGGGCGTCCCCACTTTCGCTGGCCAGATTGCCAGAACGGCGGACCCGTATCGCCGCTCCACCTATGTGGACAAGAACTCTGAGACCCCGGCCTGGATGCAGCGCTTCCTCCAGAACGTGCAGGGCAAGGTGCCCGGGCTGGCCGATAATAAGATGGCCTACGTGGACACCTGGGGCCGTAAGGACACCAACGAGAGCATCTTCCTCCGCGGCGTCGAGAACTTCATCTCCCCGGGCTATGCGAACAAGATCCACGAAACCCTGGTGGATACGGAGCTGCTGCGGCTTTACGAGGCGACCGGCGACAACTCCATGTTGCCAGGCACCGTGGCCAAGTACTTCCAGGTCGAGGGCGAGACGCTCAACCTGACCGCGGACCAGTACGAGGAATTCAAGACGGTCACCGGTAAGACAGCGTTCGAGCTGATCGGCGGTCTGCTCGGCGACGTGGCCTACAACGGGCTGGACGACCAGAACAAAGCGAAGGTTATCCAGCAGGCGCTGAAGATCGCCACGGCTGTCGGCAAGCAGAAGGTGGCCCCAACCTACCAGACTGATGGGTGGATTCAGCGGGCGATCGATCACGACAACACTGAGACCTCCGCCATCTACCACACCCTCGAAGGACTGGACACCGGCCTGTCGAACTACCAGCTCATCTCTGCGATGGACTGGCTGACCGACGATGAACGCGGTAAGCTGATCATGGCCGAGCACCCCAACACGAACCGGAACATGACTGACTACACCCGGAAGAAGCACAAGTTCGTCCTGACCGACGATCAGATCAAACGGGAACGCGAGATCTACGAGGGTCTGTTCTGGCCGGAGTACGCAGCGCTCCTCAGCAATCCGAAGTACATCAACGGCGATATCACCACCCGCGCAGAACTGATCAAGACCATGCAGTCTAACGTCAGCACCGAGGCCCGGAAAGCTCTTGGCAATGAGCTGAGAGCCGCCGGCTACACCTCGGTCCTGCTGGACGACTCCGACGTCCCTGATCAGGTTGCCAACCTGTACGATCTTCTGAACAGAGGATAAACACAAAGCCCCCTGATGAGTGATGAGCTCATCAGGGGGCTATTCTTTTTTGCTACGGCGGCAAATCGTGCAACGTGTGTGCAACGTCAATTTCGGAAAAGCCTTTCCGGTGACCGGAAATATGTTGCCGAAGTGTTGCTCTCCCGATTTTAAACTGTCTCTAAAAGTTATAAGTTTATTAGAATAACTTGCAACTTACAAACTTTTGCAGCGCAATTATTCTGAGTGGGACTTATCTTTTAAGCAGGGTGTCCGGGGTTCGAGTCCCCGCTGGAGCACCATGCCCAGTTATACCGCAGCCAGAACTTCTGGTTGCGGTATTTCTCTTTTTATTTAAAAAAGATACCGATCTCAGAACTTTTTCAAGTGATACCGCGCTCAACATCTTGCCCAGATTTCATAGCATTTTTACCAGGATTTGGTAATCGTGCAACATTCGTGCAACGTCAGCCTAAATATTCCGCTTGTGGTGCGGGTTTGAGCTGCGTCGAAGCCATCCGGGAAGCGGTGTTTTCCCTCATCTGAGCCCGTCTGTAGTGGGCGTAGATGTTCATCGTGATGGCTGCAGTAGCGTGTCCGGCCAGGTACTGAACCTCCTTCAGATCGAGGCCGTTCTCAATCCACCGGGTGATACAGGTGTGGCGAAGCTGGTGAGGGTGGACCGGATCTTCCAATACGAAACGATCCGTGACGATCTTCCACAGCTTCCGAAGTGAAGACTTACTGAGGTACCTGCCGTCAGCCATGGAGAATACGTACAGGGATTTGCTCTTCGCCTTCTCCGCTCTCAGATCCTCCAGCAGCTGCGGCACGATCGGGATGATCCTCTTCGCGTTCGCGGTTTTCATGTCGGCGTTGATCTCCCCCGCCTGGTTTCCATCCGGGAACACGATGCTTCTGGACACTTCCATCTCCGCGCTGGTGAAGTCGATGTCGCTCCACATCAAGCCAAGAGCCTCGCCTCTTCGCAGCCCGGTGTACAGCAGCAGCTCCACCAAGAGATAAGCTCTGGTACCCCGAACGACGTCGAGCAGCGCCACGCACTGTGCGTCGGTCAAGGCTTCCACCTCATCGGGCTCCGAACCGCCGGCCTTCACCGTGGACGGCACAGGGCTCCTCGTGATGAGATCGTTGTCCACAGCAAACGCGAAGATCGCTTTCACGCTCTGCAGCACCTTCCGCTGCAGCGAATTGGATTTTCCCGATACCGACTTCATCAGTTGGAACACATCCGCCGGTTTAATATCTCGGACCTTTTTGGCCCCGAGAACCGGATAGACATGCCGCTTCAGCGTACCGAGCAGGATGTCTTTCGACTTTTTGTGCAGGCTGTCTTCCTTGAACAGGTAGTACCACTGCTCTGCGATTTCCTGGAAGGTTGAGTTGTCTGCGATGTTGACGCCCTGGTTCATCAGGGCTCGCTCCTTATCTCTCTTCGCCTCGGCCTCCTTCTTCGTGTTCCCCCGGTAGTATCGTCTCGTGCCATCCGGCAGGGTCAGGGTAACGGTGTAGTATTTCTTTGCCATAATAATATCCTCCTTCTCAACCGCCGTAGCATCAAAGGTGGTAGGCCCATGATACCACGGCAGCGAATCATTTATCAAGCCCCCGACCGGATCGTTCTGATCTGGCCGGGGTTATTTTTATATGATCTCCCGAGTGAAGACGTGCTCCCGTTTGTTCTTGGTCTTTACGTACTCATAGGTAACGCCGGCCATCGACTCCAGGTTGGCCTGCAGCTTCTTCACGCGCATGCCGACAGCGTTCGGGCTGGCGATATCCTGTGGCCCGTAGAGCGCCTCCACTGCATCGAGAAGCTGCGAGGAGGTACAGCGCCACTCCACCTGGTCAACGTCCTCTGTGGGGCCGAGCAGGTCCTCAGCCTCGTCCAGGTGGTAGATGATCGTCTTCGCCACCGGATCACTTTGAAAGGCATACTCTTCATTCTCCTTATCTACGTCACGCTCATCCCCGAGGCAGATCCACCGGTAGTTCGACCAGTCCATCTGGATCACCAAGGTCCGCTCCGTAACATCGCGCCCGGTCACCGACATCTTCGTCATGTCGTCCCCACGCTTGGCCCGGGTCAGTGTGATGATCGTGTCGGCCGCGCCAGAAACACCAGTCGAACCGTTCAGTCTGGATACGAAGTCGCTGTCGTCGCCGCCCTTGTTCAGGTGGTGGACAAAGGTTCCACAGAGATTCCGGTCATCCACGAACTGTTTGAACTTGCCCAGCTCGCGGTAGTCGTAACCGTACACACCCTCGGTCTTCCCGGCCACGCCGCGAACCTTCTGCAGCGTGTCGATGATCAGCAGCCCGATCTTGCACGGGGCCGAATCGATGACCGCTGACAACTGCCGCAGCAGATCGTCGCCAAGGGTTGGGGCCTGCTCGATGAAGAAGAGACAGTCCGGTATGGTTCTGCCACCCGCTACCTTCCGCATACGATCCTTCAGACGGTGATCGCCGTCTTCGAGTGCGAGGTAGATCACGCCGGTCTGTTCCACCGGCATGCCGAGAAAGTCTGTCCCTGTCGCCACAGAGATAGCCAGGTCCATCATCATCCAGGATTTACCGAACTTCGGCGGGGAGGCGATGATGTTCAGGCCATTGGCCAGAAGCCCGGGGACCACGTAATGCGGCGGCGCAACGTAGCGTTCATTGAGCGAGGTGGCCGACTCCATGCTCAGGCTGGTCGGCTTCTTCTCTTCCTCTTTCCACTCACCCAGATCGTTGAAGTCATCCCACGCCTCACGCAGCGAACCGGAGACTGACTCGCCGGGCTGGTATCGAGAGCAGACGGACCGGGCGATGGTGTCAAGCTCGGAGGCGGACAGCGGCGGTTCACAGTACCGGTCGTTGTAGTCCTCGATCATCGACCGGATACCGGCGCGGTCGAGGCCTTGGCTGCGAAGAGAGGCAGCGAACCCGAAGACCGTGCGATTGCGGCGCCCCTCTCCGACGACCAGTGTGTCGCTCGTTACCGGCGCGGGTTTCGGTTCGGGCAGCGGCGTCGGCTCGAAGTCTCCATCGAGGAAGTCGTCTGGGTTCAGAACCTCCGTGCCGCCAGATCTGAAGTAGTACTCCGCATCTGCCGAAACGGACGGCCAGAACATAAGGCGCTCGGGCTGATCGGTGGTGTCGTCGATCGAGTCAACGCCGACCCAGGAAGCGACGATGTTGGCCAGCTCGCGATACTCGTCGGGCGTGACCGGCCGGGTCAGGGGGAAGATCCAACGCAGACGCGGCTCCTCCGGTGTGCAGGAGTGCGTCGAATGGCAGAGGAACACGGCATCGTAGAGCAGCTCATAGTCTTCCACGTCGTGGCCAGTCGCGCTGTCGGCGTCGATGACGAGGATCGAACGGAACCGCAGCCCGTCCTTGGACCGCTTGGCATCCACGAAGGACCCGCCCACGTATCCGCCGACGTCCTTGACATCCGTCTTCTCCTCGTTGGTCATGGCCGCGTATTCAGCCAGAGTCTCGTCGGTCTTAACCGGCTGCTGCAGCCGCTGTACCAGATCCTCCCACGACAGATCCAGCTCCTTCCCCTTCGGTGTCTTTCGATTCGGGAAGGTCGTAATCGTTAAACTCATCGTCTACTCTCCTTATGTTTGCCGGAAGCTGATTGCTCCTCCGCCAGTTGATAACGCGCCCGACAGCCACGCCGACCTCTACAGCGATCCGGCCATCGGGCATGCCGTCGAGGTAGCAGGTCCAGAGTGCGCTGTCCTGCTCCTGCTTTGTCAGGTGCCGCTCCTTCCGAATCTGGTTGAACACCCGACGCCCAAGGCGGGGGCGATACACTCCTTCACAGTCTCCCGCCGGGCATGGCCTGGCGCGGTGCATCATCTGGAGGTAATCACAGCAGTCGCACTTGACGGAACGATACATGCAGTCCGGGTGTTGACAATTAACCATCGCATTTAATCCAGTTCTCACTGGACTCGATCTCCCCTCCGCATGCGGCGTACCCGGCGAGATCCACCCAGTTGTCGTCCTTAGCGTGACCCGAGGCGATGCGGGCGATCTTCAGCAAGGCGAGCATCGCGGCGACGTCCTTCGCTGTAACGGGGTAGCCGAGGTATGTCTCCCAGAATTTGGCGATCCGATTAAAGTTGTTTTCGACAGCGCCGTAATCTTGTTCGCGATCTCCGTTTACCATTTTTTCTGCTGTGGTGAGCACCTCTGCTCGGTTCATATTTCAACCCTCCTATATATTCTACCGTGCTTGATGTCGCAAACGGTCTGTTCAGAAACCCCAAACTCTTTTGCGAGATCGCGGCCCCGCACTCCTTTTGCAAGCAGCTCTTTGATCTCGCCGGCCTGCTTCTCTGTTAGCTTCTGCCCTGTCCTTATAGCCCCTCGGTAATCGTAGCCATCCAAGGCATTCTGGGAAGCCGTTCCATACGCCAGATTAGAAACGGCGTTGTTGCCCGGGTTCCCATCGAGATGACGTACCACAGCCTCGGGGAAAGGACGCGGCCCGATAAAAGCGAGTGCGACAAGTACATGGACCTTCCGCGTCTTACCATCGACACGGCACTGCGGGTATCCCCACTCATCTCGCGACAGACGAATTATCCGTTCTCTAAAGGTCTGCGGTCTTCCATTTGAACGGACCATTCGGCCCGCCACACGCCGCACCCGGCCGAAGTTTGAGACCTCATAGTCATCACTGAACCCCGGAATCTTCTTCCATTGCTCTTCCATTTCCATTCTCCTTATAATAAAGTTCTCTGGCCTCGTTCAGGGCGATGCCGTGCAGCCGGTACAGATGGCGGTCCGAGTAGTACAGCCCGGCCTTCCTCAGCTCGCTCGTGACGGAACGCTGATGCGGCCGATCTGTCCAGTCGAGACAATCACAGTAGCGCAGCTTCAGGATGATCCGGCTCGTGGGGTTCGACAGCTTTTCAATGAAAGCAGCCACCCTCTCCTCCGTTTTCTCCGCCTCGACGATCGCCCTCTCGCTCGCGATCCGCATGTCCGCCAGGGAGGCAAGGAGGTTTCCGCTGTCCCCGTTGCCCCGCGGCATGCCGGTGAGCGAGGCCGTCAGCTTCGTGGCCTGCGTCTCGAGGCGCTTCACCCGCAGTCTGAGCCGCCGCTCCTCGATCCGGGCCTCCGCGACAGACGCGAGGAAGCCCTTCACGGGATCCGTTGTTGTGCTATTAACATTCATTGACGTATCCTTTCAACGCCTCCAGCAGCTCCCGCTGCGTCGCGTCCTTTGTTCTGAGCGCTGCCATAACCTTGCTGTCCACCGTATCCTCACAGATGATGTGATGGACAATGACGCCGACCTCCTGCCCCTGGCGATGTAGCCGGGCGTTGGCCTGCTGATACAGCTCAAGGCTCCAGGGTAGGCCAAACCAAACGATGATGTGCCCGCCCTCCTGCAGGTTCAGCCCGTGACCGGCCGAGGCTGGGTGGCAGAACAGGATCGGGATCTCTCCGTTGTTCCAGGCAGTGATGTCATCAGAAGTATCAAGCACTTTTCCGGACGGGAACGCCTGCTGCAGTCTGGCCAGGTCGTGCTTGTAGGAGTAGAAGACCAGGACCGGCTGACCATTCGCCGCTTCAACCAGTTCCTCCAGCGCTTCAATCTTATGATCATGAAGATGGAAGACACCGCCGGCGTCATCGTAGCAGGCGCCATTAGCCAACTGGAGCAGCTTGCCTAACGCGGTAGCCGCGGTACTTCCCACGATCGCGGAGTCCATCTCATCGACTGTGGACGCCTCACCGAGGAGGAGAGGCAACACCGAGTCCCGCAGAAAACGGTCATAGGATCTCCGCTCAGCGACGGTCATCCAGACCGTGACCTCGTTGTAAAGGATGGGTGGTAATTGCAACCAGTCATCCTTACTCATGGACAGACAGAACGGGGAGATCTTCTTATCGATCCGCTCCCGGGATCCGCGCTTCAGCTTCCACTCATAAACGACGTGTCCCTTGTGAGCGCCGGCATAGAAGTAGGTCTGCCGGTACGCGCCGATGGTTTTGCCCAAAGCCGCGCCGCCGTCGATGAGAAAGAGCTCTGGCCAAAGATCCATGTAACCGTTCGGCGCCGGGGTGCCGGTCAGCCCGATGACATGCGTGGCCAGTTTGATCACCCGCCGCAGCGAGCGCCACCGTTTCGCCTGAGCAGATTTGAAGGAGGACAGCTCATCGATCACCACTGCATCAAAGTCCCACTTCGCGCCACACTGCTCCACCAGCCAGGGCACATTCTCCCGATTGATGACATAGATATCGGCTTCGGCCTCGAGAGCAGCCAGGCGGGTGGCCCGATCCCCGAGGATACGGGAGATCCTGAGGTGGCGAAGATGATCCCACTTCGCTGCCTCGCGGCTCCACGTATCCTCTGCGACTCTTTTCGGCGCAATGACCAAACATTTGAAGACGCTGAAGTCATTCAGCAGATTGCACAAATGGGTGAGGGTGATCACCGTTTTCCCGAGGCCCATGTCCAGGAACAATGCACAGCGGTTATGCGTGGCCAGAAACTCTGCCGCGATCTGCTGGTGTCTTCTCGGTATGTACTGCACGGGCCTCACCTCCTACTGCTTTCCGATACTGCTGTTCGAGCCGCTCCTTCCTGGCCCGGCGCTTTGCCTTTCGATCTTCCTGATCCTGCCAGAACGGATGTTCATGTTTGATCAGGGCGTTGCACTGCTTCCCCAAGCACCGCTGCTTCTTAACCTGGTGAGGGGTAAGAGCGCACTTGTGGAAGCCACAGAAGGCGCAGGTGTTGGAGGAGGTTGTTCCGCTCAGCACTCGGCGTTCCTTCTTCTCTTCCATCATTCGTTGTACTTCAGAAGGAACAGGGGGTCGACAGCCTTAAAGGACTGCTTGCCATCGGTCGTCCGGCAAACCACGCCCTCTCGAATCGTGTTGCCGAGAGCGCTCTCCCCGTGAGCATAGGCCAGCATATCGTTGACAGTGGCGGGCAGCGGCTTGATCACATCAAGGATCGGGACGAACTTCATGCCCCAAGCCTTCACCATATCCCGTCCAGAGATGGAGCCCAGCCGGCCAGAGGGAAGGATCACGTTGAACACGTAGAGGTCAGGCTCTTGCACTTTGTACTTATTGCCTTGCACTTTGGGGGCGATGCATTCACCCTGGATCGCGACCCACTCGATCTCAGGATGGCACTCAAGGAACCCGCGCAGGTGCTTCTCGATCTCGTACTTATCGGACACCGCCCAATAGGACGAACTGTCCTTTTTGAACAGACGGAGATTACGGGAACAGACGATGTACTCATACTCCGTGCGAAACAGCTTCTTATGACGAACCAGAGCAAAGGTACCCGACTGCCCGTCGATCTTCTCCGTGATCACCCACGGGCCGGGGTTGTCCAGATAGAAAGGCGCGTTCTGGATTCTGGTCTCATCTGTCTTGGAGATGAAGGACGGGAACCCCTTCGCCTCCCGATGTTCGCCGCGCCGATACACCAACTTCCGGAACCACTTGAAACGCATAAGCCATTTGGGATATTTGGGCTTCTTCGCTTTGCGTTCTTGAGGCTCATCCGTGGCGTCCGGTCTCTCCCACTTGGTTACGCCGATCAGATCCGTGACGTCGTCGCCTTCGTCGTAGTGACCGACGGGCAGGATCGTCAGCGGGAAGCAGATTCCCTGGCTGATACAGCCGGCCATCTTCATGGTCTTGATTCGGAAGTCCTTGCTGCGCAGGAACTCAAACTCCGGTTTCTCCGGAAGAACAGAGTCGATCTCCACGTACACGCAAGGGCCACCGACTTCATACTCGCCCTTGTTCACGATCACGGTCCAGCCGTCAACCGTGGCGAGCTCGATCCGGTCCCTCCCCGGGATCGGGTTCAGGGCAGATATCTTCTTTACTGTTGCAAGATGTCTCACTTTATCTCCTCCTCGTTTCTCACGACGCCATCGACATGACCGCTCAGCCATGCCAGCTTAGCTTCCTCTTCTGTGGGATAGCCGATGTCGTCCATCAGCAGGGCCTGAGCTACCCACTCTTCTCCGTAAGCGTAGGCGACCGGACGATCGCCCTCACATTTCACGTACATAGTCTCAGCCAATGCGAACTTCCCTTCCTATGTAATCGTCGATGCCAATGCACAGTGCATCAGCCAGCAGCTCCAGTGTGCTCAGCCGAGGGCCACATCTGTCTTGTTCGATGAGGCAAATCGCCGGGATGGAGACACCGGAGCGATTGCTCAGTTCCTCCCGAGTCAGACCAGACGCCAGACGCACAGCCTTCATATGTTCGCCCCGGGTCATTTCGATTCTCCTTTCGCTGCCTGCTGAAGGGCCTTCTTCTTGGCCGCATAGCGAACGGCCTCCCGTAAACTTCGCTGGTATTCTTCCGCCACCTCTGGAGGTGCCAGCAAACGTCTCCCTTTCGGGAGGAGATAGCCGACACCATTCACACTGAGAAAGAGGTTCGGGTCTTCACGATCCTTCCCCGCCGGAACGAACACCTCCACGCGCCCTTTCTCATAGGCTGTTGGCTCGGCGGGCTGACCATCGAGATACTGGTCGATCGAAACGCCGAGCGCTCTGGCCAGGATGATCAGGTTCTCGGTTCTGCCAGAACCAGTTGCCTCTACCCGGCGTATCGTATCTGTCGATACGCCGGACGCCTTTGACAGATCCAAACGGGACATGCCTTTGGATTCCCGGAGGTAGATCATCCATTCGCCCCTGGTCATCTCTTTCCCTCCAGATACCGGGCCAGATCTTCCATGACCGGGCGGCTCTTCTTCCAGTGGCGCCAGGCACGGAGCTTCCACATCGGCGGCTCCTTCATCAGCCAGGCGTTGAACTCGGATACATATTCCATGCGGCGCTCAAAGCGCTTTCTCTTTTCCTGCTTCTCGCTCATTCGGTATAGTCCTCCTCCATCTGGACGCGGTCCGGCTCTCTCAAGATCACATACTTAGCGTTCGGCTCGTTGTAGTAGTGCTCAAACAACGCGGCCACGAACAAGCAGGCATGCTCAAGCGACATGTGCTTGGCCAGAGAGAAGTCATCAACCGTCGTTACTTCGTAGGTGCTGTATCCCATTTACTTTTCCTCCTTGATTCTTTTCTGCTGTCTCTTCCGGATGGCGTAGGCGATACGGTCAGCGAGGAACAGAACCACGAGGCCAACCGCGGCCACGCCCAGGATCGCGAGTCCGATCAGGTCGAACGCATTGATGGTTACGATCATTCCTCCACCTGCTCTTTCAGCCACGCTGGGCAATTTATGCGGCAGTGCTCCCCGGGCCTCGGCCTGAATTCACACAGGTTCTTTTTCATGCAGGTGTTACAATCAGGCAAGGAAGAGATCTCTTCATAAAAGGCTCTCAGAACGGCAAGTTCGTCTGGCTCTTCTTTCTCCACGCCCTTCGGAGGGCTCTCGTTCTCCCACCAGCCGAAGCTCACCTCTCCGGTCTCAGTGTTCCGAAGCTCCTGCACCGTGCAGTTGGGGTGGATGATCTCCTCATCGAACAGGTTCATCTGGATATGCTCAGCCATTCACGATCACCCGTTCCTTCCCGTGGGGGTAGTACCCCATAGTGATTCGCTCGAGCGGGCCCATCCTCGCAAGGCAACCGCAAGATCTGGTGTTGCCGTTGCGCAACTTAGCACCGAGAACAGCGATCTCCTGGCCACAGTCGCAGCGGCAGATCCAGTAGGCACCCAGGCCGCTGTGCGCAGTGTGGTCGTATCGGCGGAGGACAGTCAGCCGGCCGTAGCGATTGCCGGTCTCATCTTTCAACATGGACTTCATGCTTTCTCCTCCAGCTCTTCCAGCTTGGCCCGGGCCTCAGCCAGTTCCAGGGAGGCTTCATCCCACACACGCTGGGCCTGCTCTCGTTTCTTCAGCGCCTGCTCCACCCGCAGGAGAGCGAGCTTCATGGCCGGCGTCATCTTTTTACCAGTTCTCATGGGTAGTTACCTCCGGGGATATAGGATCTATCCCATATGTGTAGGTGGACAGCTCGTTGCGCAGGTACCGGATCTCCTCGCGCTGATAGAGGTTGTGCACGAGGGACACAGCCAGTGCCGACACGAGCGCCATGATCAGAATTGCGATTACCATTCTTCATCCTCCTTGTCTTCATCGTCTTCGTCGTCCTGCATCCAGGGCGGGTAGCCCGTCCGTTCCATGCAGGAGATGATAGGGTCATCAGGGATCTGGTACATTGGGTTCCTCCTCCGCCGGGATGATGGTGGGGGCGGCGGCTATTCCTTCAAGTACGCCGCGAATCCACACTCTTGTTGCTTCGGTCATACTGTGCCTGTTTTGTATAAGCCACTTTTTAAGAGAGGCATACAACTCGTCCAAATCGCCCAGCCTCCCATGCGGCGGGACGGGGACGAGTTCAAACGAACCAACGATCTGTCGCGCATCGCGGTTGCCAAGCATACGCTCAACAGTCACGACAGTTTTATCTCTGCCGCCCGCGTTGTCTACGCTGACAAAGTATAGCCCCGTGGTAGGCATCTCCATGCCCTTGATATAAACTCCCATGCTCATTTCCTTTCTCTTTGTTTCGGCGGCTCTTCTTCCCATTTCAAATTAAAGCTAATCGGGTTAAGCAACTCGCAACACATACACGGGTATCCCCGGCTTTTTCTTATCTTCCTGTGTTTGCAATTCTCGCAGTTTTTCAGTTCGATCATTTCCCACACCTCTGTGAAATAACTTCCCCCGCCGTCAGAATTGCAAGGCACAGCCATGTTGTGTTGTCGATGCTCGGACACCCATGCTTGGCTGCAAAGAGCGTTAACACCCAACCGCATATGATAAATAGCAGATAGGTCATGCTCACTCTACCTCCGGTGGCAGAACACCATTAGCTCTGAGGTAGTCACGCTTGGCACAATACTGTGAGTGAACATACCGCAGCTCCTTCATCGTCGGGTCGTTGTCGGCAAGGTCCTGCTGCTCCTGAGACAAACGACAACCAAGGCGCATGGGAACCACACAGCCAAGCTCAAGCATTCTGTACTCGATACGACGATCCATCTCTTCAACGAAGAGATTAAGCTTGTGCATCTCCGCCGTCCAATCTTCAAAACTTAACATC